AAGCCGCGAGACAGCCACCTGCAGGCCTTCGGCTGTCGCGGCTTCCGTCAGTGCGGCCAGCGCCTGTGCGGCCCTGTAGGAGGCTCCCAGCGCGTTGGGGGCCGCTCCCAGCAACCCGGCCGCCTTTATCAGTTTGTCCGGCGCCATGATGGTGTCACCAGCTTCGTGCCAGCGGATGGTGTTGACGCCGACGCCAAGGCCATCGGCCATCTCCTTTAGCGTCCAGCGCTTGGCGGTGCGGGCGTCCCTGAAAGCGGCGCCCAGCGCCACCTCCAGTTCACCGCGCGGAATAGGGACCGACGTTCCCATCAGTTTTCCAGCCCTTCAAGCGACAGTTCGACACCAAACGCGGTGACCAGCTTGTTGACGGCAGCCTCGGCGGCCTTGCCGCTGGCATAGACGGTGCGCAGGCGCGCGGCATGGCGATCGACCAGCCCCTGCTTCACCTCGGGCGCGTCGGCCAGTTTCTGCAGTTCCACGTCCAGCCACTGGAGGAACGGGGTGAACTTGGCGTTGTCGAAGGCTGCCTGAATCTCGTTAGGCAGGCCACTTGCTTCCTCCTGCGTAACCTCACTTGTGACCGGGTCGTGGGCGTCCTCGGTAAAATCGGCGTCCACCGGCTCCTGCACCTCCGGGGCCTTGTTGCCCTCGGTAAAGGCTTTCAGCTTACCCTTGACCGACTTGGGTGCGGCGATGGCCGGGACCGGCTCGTTGGTGACGATCACAATGTCCTGCGCCTCCTCGGCAATCATCAGGCCCTTGAGGGTGTCGGGGAAGCTGTCGCGAAGGCACCAGCCCCGGGCGCGCATCTGCAGCATGCGCGAGCGGTACTGCGTCCACGGTCCAGACTTGTTGAGCAGGCCTGCACCCTTGGCATCTTCGACTGTAAAGAATCGAACGGTGGGCGTCGCGCGGCTCTTGCGCTTCATCGTGGCTTTCCAGCCGGTCACCACTCCCTCGTTGTTGACGACAGGCTCCTCGGCGAAGTCCTCAACCTGCCCTGTGGCGTTGACGACCGCCAGCATGGCGTCGCCATACAGAGACGGGATTCCGTTCACCACCGCGATCGACTGCAGGGACTGGATGGGTTTCAGGCCCAGTTCAGCGCCCTGCATGATGCCGATGGCGATTTTGTTGGTGTCCAAGTCCTGATCTTCGGGGCGCCCGATGCGAGCGCCCGCGTGGTTTTTCGGCACGTCCTTGCGATAGCTGTTCGGGGCCCACCCGGCAGCGGCGATCGAGCCCGCCATCTTCATGGCGGCATCGAACGCATTGGCCGCGTCCATCAAGCTGGAGAACGCGGTGGGCGAGGTTTCCGCTGGCATGGCCAGAGCGGTAGAGGGGGCAGTATCGGTCATATCAGGCGGTTTCCTTGATGCGGGTGACGGTCATGCCGCCCCGGTAGGTTTTGGCATCGACGTTGTAGGAGACGGTCTTGGCCTCCCGGTGAATGGTGGGCCACGTCACGTTGGCGCTGTTGAACTTGGCCTTGTAGGCCGCGCCGACGTGCTGGCCGACGCGGCCCTTGAGTAGGTCCACCTGCTGCGTGACGAACTTGAGGTGATCACTCCAGCGCAGGTAGCGGCGCACGGCGCGATCGGCGTCCTCGGCCTCGGTGGTGGTGCCCGTCCAGTCCACCGGCGGGTTGTCGGTGTCCTTGGCGTCGCCGAAGGAATAGACCTCCTTCACCGTGCCAAAGTCAGCGTCCATGGGCTCGATACCGGCAGCAACGGCCGCCCAGAACGCGCGCACGGCCGTCTCGATCTTGTCGATCGTCGGCTGGTGCCGGGGCATCGAGCCCCGGCGCAGTTCGTTGCCGCCGACGCAGGCCAGAACCCATCCCCGGTCGGCCCCGGTGCAGGCGATCTGGTGCTGAATCTGCAGCACGATGGCCATGGGGAAGTCCACGATCTCGCCGGTGTCGTCGTCCAGCAGCCATTTGCGTTTGAACTGCAGCCCATCGACGTTTTTGATATCGACCGGCTCGACGCCCTTCTGGATGAAGTAGTCGAGGCTGGCACCGAACCCGTCGATCGACGGGTGGACGTGGTAGACCCTGCTTTTGAGCAGCTTCCAGTCGGGCCAGCGCCGGTTTGCCCATGCCGCGATGGCGGGCTCCATGAACTGCCCGGCCAGCACGCGCTCGACCTCCGACAGGTCATCCGGCGCGAGACGCCCGGCCTTCTCCATCCAGAGCCGGTAGCCGCTCTTGTAGGGCGACAGGCTGCCGAGGCATAGGCTGTCCTCGGGCACGGCCTCAAACAGGTGGCGGACGCGCTCAACCCCGTCGGCGTCGCGCCAGAGATTGAACAAGGCGGCCACGTCGGAGCCGCCAATGTGGCTGTCGCGTAGAGCGTGCCACTCGTCTTCGGTCTTGAACTTGATGTTTGCCATTGAAACTCTCGGTGAAGGGATAGCTTGAGCGGTGCATATCAAGCCACCAACAGGAACACCAGAAAAATATCAGGGCATCCACAAAACGCTCCCGGCTGTGGCTGTTAAGACTTTTCAGCTTGACGGTAAGGCGGACACGGGCCAGTCCCGAATCCAGCTTGGGAGCGAACGGTAAGCGGCATGAAAAGACTGGAACAAGACCTGCAAATCGGCGTCGTGGCATGGCTTCGTGCTGCGCTGATCGCACCTGCCCGCGTCTGGCATGTGCCGAACAATATGGGCGGCAGCGCCGTACAGGGCGGTATCTACAAGGCCATGGGGCTCACGAAGGGCGTCCACGATCTGCACTTCATCTGGCCTCGCGGAGACAACGTGGTGCGCTCCGGCTTTGGCACGATCGAGATGAAGCCGCCCGGCGGCGTCGGCGGCCTGTCGGCCGAGCAGGTGGCCTTCGGCGGCGACATGGCCGCGTGCGGCCACAACTGGGAAGTGGCCGAGTCTCTGGACGAGGTGCTGGATATCCTGACGCGGTGGGGTGTGCCGCTCCGCTCGCGCACCGAAACGGTCAAGTTTGCCTTCGGCAACGGCATTGCCCTCAAGCTAACGCCCGATCGGTGGGGCCGTCGATGACCGCTACTGCTCTGATCAATCTGGAGGCCGAACTGGACGTGCTTGGCGCGGCCATCTTCGACCCTACGATGCTCGACAGCATCGCCGACCTGAAACCTGCCCACTTCTACGAGCCGCTGCACGCGCGCATCTTTGAGGCCATCCGAGAGCGCGTGGCCGCCAATGAGGCGCCGGAGCCCTCGACACTGGCAAGCCTTTTTTCGACAGACCCGTCCTTTTTGCCAGAACATCCGGGCGGTCCGGCACCGAACATTCATCTGTTTTTCTTGTCTCTGGTGGAGAGGGCACCGCCAACGGCGTGGGCCATTACGGCCGCCAGCACCATCATAGACGCTGCCCAGCGACGCATGCTGGTGGAACTGGCCGGTGGGGTGAGGGATGGGGCCAACGACCCCACTGTTGCGGCCTACAGCACGCTCACGGCCACCTCTGGGGCCATCACAAGCATGATGCACGCCAGCGCGCCTGCCTCGATCACGATGGTGAGCGCTCTGGAGGCCGCCCGGGGCACGGTGGTGCGCCTCAACCACGAGAAGGACACCGGCAAAAAGAACGGGCGCCTGACAGGGCTGCGCTGCTTCGACCAGCGCCTGCACGGCATCCGGCCCGCCAAGCTGATCGTGGTCGCCGGTCGCCCGAGTATGGGCAAGACCTCGCTCGCTCGCGCGGCCGCGATCGGATGCGCCCGGCGGAACCCGGACGAGATCGTGGCCTACTACTGCGTCGAGATGGACCGGGAGGAGATGAGCGAGCGCACGCTGGCCCAGATCACCCGCGAGCGCGGCCACGGCATCCCCTATTTCGACATGCAGGGCGACGAACTCTCGCACTCCCAGCTTGATCGGCTGGCAGCGGCGGCCGAGGAAGTCCCGCCGAACTTCATACTGGACGACAGCAGCACCTTGTCGCTCGATCACGTCGTCCGGCGCAGCCACTCGCTGGCCAAAAAGGGCAAGCTGGCCGCCATTTTCATCGACTATATCCAGATCATGGAGATGCCGCGCGGCTTCAATAACAGCCGCAACGAGGCCATCGGCGAGATCACCAGCACCCTCAAGCGTCTGGCCAAAGACCTCGGGTGCGGCATCGTCGCCCTGTCGCAGCTTTCCCGGGACGTGGAGAAGCGAGAGGACAAGAGACCCCAGCTTTCCGATCTTCGCGACTCCGGCTCGATCGAGCAGGACGCCGACGTGGTGATGTTCCCGTACCGCGAAAGCTACTACCTCGAACGGCAGGGTTGCCCGAAGGACACCGACCCGCTGGTGTACGAGGCGCGCATTGAGACGATGAAAAACAAGATGGAGGTGATGACCGCAAAGTTCCGTGGCGGCGCCATCGGGAACGACATGCAGCGCTACAGCCCGGCGTTCGATATCGTCATCAATGAGGGAGAGCAGATCATGCCATGGGAGCCCGTCTCGTGAGCGCCCTGCCCTACTACAAGCGGTTTCCCCGGGACTTCCTCGACGGCACCATAGGCATGGACCTTGAGACGAAGGGCGCCTACGCCATCCTGCTGGACCTGATCTACTATCGGGGCGGGCTTCTGCAGGAGGATGACGGCTATATTGCCGGGCAGCTTGGCTGCAGCGTCCGCAAGTGGCGGGTAATCAAACTGGCGCTCCAGACGTGGCCGAACGCCAACGGGACCGTCGGTAAAATCACGATCAAATCCGGCTTCATCACGAACCCTCGCGCGGATTATCTCGGGGAAGAAACGAGAAAATACCGGGATAATCAGGCCGAAATCGCAGCGAAACCAAGGAAAAACAAAGGGATACCGCAGCCAAAAGTTAGCCATACAGACACAGATACAGAGAAGGAATCTACAAGAGTAGATTCCTCGCACGCGAAGGCGAAGCCGAAGGCTCGAAAGCCCGAGGTGGCCATCCCCGACGGCTTCCCCGATCTGCCCGCCCTGCAGGCCGCCAAGGTGCAGGTGGCCGACGCCGGTGCAGCCGTGAAGATCACCATGGAGGCCGAGCGCTTCCGCAACCACGCCATGACGAACGACCGGAGGGCCCGGGACTGGGCAGCCGCGTGGCGGAACTGGATTGTCATGGCGATCGAGAAGGCACCGCCTCTGTCGTCGGCCGGGCCGAAGCCCGACACCATCGACCGCTGGCCATCCCGTGTGCGGGAGTGGAAAGAGGACCAGAACTGGAACCGGGTGGACTGGGGCCCGCGTCCGGGCGAGCCGGGCTGCCTGTGCCCGCCGGAACTGCTGACGTGAGCGCCGGGCAAAAAGAGGCCCCGGCGAGCAAGCCCGCCGGGGCCAGAGTCCTTGGGAGGAAACGCCAGAGCCCTTGGGCTGCAGCGAGATCGTTATGGCTTGGCTTTTGCGCTCCGTCAACCCTTACGGTGCGCCGGGCCATCAAAGTCCATGGTGTCTTCGCGATCGGCCAGCCATTTGGCCTCGGCCTCGTCCAGATCGGCCATGGTGTCGCCGGGGAGCGGCGGGAAGGGCAGATCGTCGAACATGTCGTAGAGGCCCGACTGCAGGCTGCCGTAGCCGCCCTTGCGCCCCTTGGGCTGCTTGCGGCCCTTGCCGGTGGCCGTCGTCTGGTAGGGGCGGCCATGACCCCGGCTCTCCTGAAAATCGGCCATGGCCTGCCAGCACCGGACGTAAGCATCGTGCCGGTCGTTTTGCACCGTGGAGCCCTTGAAGTTGGGGTAGCGGATGCCTGCCACCTCGCGCTCGATCGCGGCGGCCACGTCATTGCGCGGCAGGTGGGCGCGGAAGGCGTAGTCTCTGTTCGGCAGGCAGATCACCTTGGCACCGGGAAAGACCCGCTCGATATCGCCCCGGGCGCGGGCTCGCACGTCGAGCGTGGGGCTCCGCGCGGACGGGCTGACGATCGACAGGAAGGCATTATTGAGCATCACCCACATGGGGCTTCTCCATGTGAAGGGGGAGGTGGCCCGGGCGGGATGCCCGGGCCGGTAGGCACGTCAGGCGGCGTCAAGCTGGGCAACTGTGCCCACGTCGAACTGCCGGGTTTCCTCGTTGTAGAGGCTGGCTCCGATCAGAACCCGGAGCCCGGCGATGAAGGCGCCGAGGCCGATCTTCCCGGCTTCCGAGCCGGAGAAGGTGGCCACCGTGTCGAACTCCGGGGCCAGCTTGCCGCTGTCCGGGTAGCGCGGGGCCGTGGTGATCGTCCAAGAGCCGCCAAGGTTCCGGTGACGGTAGAAGGTGGTGGTTTTCATCTTTTTTCTCCCAAGGCGGGACCGGCTGGCCCCGCATGAATAGCTAAACCATAGAACTGGACCGGTTGCAACAGAAAAACGCGGTCTGAAAGTCCAGCGCGAAAAGTGGGGCCCGGCGTGGAGCCGAGCCCCGTGGCCAACGCTTAGGCGGTCACCTTGTCGAGCATCTTGCCCGCCGTCACCTCCAGCGCCATCCGGGTTTCGTTCAGCGTCTGGCGCCGGGCCAGAGCGGTGACGGCCTGCGCATGGTCCCACACCGAGGTCGGGGCGTGGCCTTCCTCGGCCTCACCGATACCGATGAGCGCCATGGCCTGCTTGCGGCTGAACCCGAAGCCCTGCAGGAAGTCCACCCGCTCGTCGGTGTCCTTGCTGACGATGGCCGTCTTGGCGGCGTTGACGCCCGCGATCACCAGTTTGGAGTCGCCCTCGGCAAACGACTGCAGGGCAGGCGCGGCCTCGGCCATGAAGCGGTTGGGTGCCCCGGCGGTGTGGCGGAAGGTGACTTCGTTGAAGCCCTCGACACCCCAGAGGTTTCGGTTCTGGCACACCCCGCGCAGGTACATCGTGGCCAGCCCGAACGATCGACAGCCCACCTCGCTGTTCCATGCGTAGAAGCCCCGGAACATCAGGTCCGGGTCGCCGTTGTCCAGCTTGCCCACCTCGATCGGGTTCATGTCGTCCACAAGGAACAGGAAAATGTCCCGGTCGGAGGCGTACAGGGTGGTGTTCTGGGTGGTGATATCCACCGCCGGGTTGTAGCTGATGCCAGCGCCTGCCCAGTCGATCGTGCCGGGGACTTTCCAGCGGGTGTCGCCGGTCCCTTGCCCGGCCAGCTTCATCACCTCGTCCACCACGTCCACATCATGGATGCGGCCGTACTTGGTGCTGGTGATGCCGCGCAGCGAGGTTTCGCCGTCGTCCATCAGGTAAGCCGACTGGTCGTCCTGATCGGCCGTCAGCAGGCCGTAGCGCAGGTTGGCAGCCGCGAGGGCGGCAGGCAGCTTGCGCAGGTAACTGGCGGGGCTGCTGGCGACTTGGGCCAGCCGGTCGAAGGCGTAGGGCGTCAGGTTCGTCTCGGGGCCGTCGCCGATACGGCAGCGCAGGGCCTTGGTGTCGTCCTTGTCGGTGATCAGCGACACCGAGCGCGGGGCGAAATCCTTGGTGAAGCTGGCGTCTTTCCAGCTTGCCACCTGATCGCGCAGGGCGCCGAGCGAGGTGAACTTCTCGTCATCGGCCCGGGTGGCCCATTGGTTCGACACCGTGCTGATGCAGGCGCCCTTGGAAACGTCGATTGCGTGAGCGGTCATGTTGGTATTCTCCAGTGAAAGGTTGGTAAGCACGTCCGGGGCCGCCTAGTGCGGCAGGCCCCAGTTCTTTGCGCAGATCGGGCCGTAGCCCAGTTCCACGCTGGTGGTGTCGGTCAGTTCCCGGCTGCAGAAACAGCAGGAGCCGGTGGCCTTGCCATAGGCGGCGGCGGTTCCGGCTGGGTTGTCGCCGAAAGCCATGAGGGTGTCCCAAACGGCGAAGCGGCTGGCGTCTTCTTTCGGCGAGGCGATGAAGATGCCGTCGTGGGTGATGCGGCCGAAGTAGCGGCGGTCTTCCCAGACCGGGTTGGTGTCGGTCACCGCGATATCGCCGCAGTTTTTCGAGCCCTTGCCCAGCACCGAGAGGCGCAGGGTGACGCCGTTGTCGGCGATGATCACCTTGGGCTTTTTCAGGTTGGCGGCGGCCGTCTGGAACGCGGCGAACACGCCCTTGACGGTCATTGTGACGGGGGCGGGCGCCGGGTTGGTGGCGCGAGCGGCGAGGGTGCGAATCCACACCCACTGCTTTGCGGAGGTTTTGCCATCGACCCGGCTCCTGAGCAGGGAAGCGGCGAATGACTGGTCCTTGTCCGAAAGCGCCTTGATGTTGGCCGCGAGGTGTTCGGCGGCGACGGGCGGTGCGACGGTTTGAAAGTCGATCTGCATAGCGAAGGCTCCCAAGTGCGGTCCCGGTTATCCCCGGGGAACAAGGCCAAGTTATTGGTGAACTGATACGGCGTCAACCCCACTCCAGAACTTTTCTGATAGACCAGCAAAAACAGGGGGGTGTCGCTTTCCGCCGGTTCATGGCATAGCTGCCCCGCGAGCGCGGAGGGATGCGATGACGGTGAAGGTGCTGCCCACGGCCATGTGGCCGATCGACGGGGCAAAGGACTATCCCGACAATCACAAGGCTCACACGCCCGCCACCATCGCGAAGATGGAAAAACTGATCGACGAGTACGGCTTCATCAATCCGGTGATCGTTGACGAGGACGGGGTGATCTTGGCTGGCCACCGCCGCCGCCATGCCGCTCGAAACCTCGGCCTAACCGAGAAGCCGGTGATTCAGGTTCTCGGCCTGTCGGCGGAGCAAAAGATGGCCTACCGCATCGCCGACAACCGGTCGGCGGAGGACTCCGATACCGACACCGCCGCCCTGATCGCCGAACTGCGCAAACTGGAGGAGGCAGGTTTCGACCTGTCTCTGACCGGGCACGACGAGGACGAACTCCTCAAGCTGCTGCACCAGCCGAACGAGGGCGAGAGCGAAGCCGACGACGTGCCGGACGCCCCTGTGCACCCCGTGTCGGTGCTTGGGGATATCTGGGAACTGGGCGGCCACCGCATCGCCTGTGGCAGCAGCACGGACGCCGACACGGTGGCCGCCGTTTTGGGGGGCGTGAAGCCGCACTTGATGGTTACAGACCCGCCCTACGGCGTGAAGTACGACCCGGGTTTCCGCGACAAGGCCACCTCCAGCTTCGCCAAGCGCGGGACCGGCAAGGTCGAGAACGATGACAACGCCATCTGGACGGAGGCGTGGGCCCTGTTCCCGGGCGACGTGGCATACGTCTGGCATGCGGGCCTGTACGCCAGCGAGGTGGACTTCTCCCTGCGGGAGGTTGGGTTCGAGGTGAAGTCCCAGATCATCTGGAAAAAGCAGCACTACGCCCTCGGGGGCTCCGACTACCACTGGCAGCACGAGGCGGCGTGGTACGTTGTCCGGGGGAAGGCCAAGACGCACCACTGGGGCGGAGATCGGACCCAGTCCACGATCTGGGATGTCCCGACGCTTAACCCTGTCGGCCGCAAGGGCGGCGAGCAGAAGGGTGACGAAAAGACCGGCCACGGCACCCAGAAACCGGTCGAACTGTTTGCCCGGGCCATCCGAAACAACAGCAACCCCGGGCAGGCCATCTATGAGCCGTTCTCTGGGTCCGGCACCTGCCTCATCGCCGCCGAGCGCGAGGGCCGCATCTGCTATGCCGTGGAACTGTCACCGGCCTATGTGGACGTGGCCATCACCCGGTGGGAGAAGTTCACTGGCCAGACGGCCATCCTGATGGCCACCGGCCAGACGTTCGCCGAAGTTCTGGCCGAGCGCGTACCCGAGACAATTACCGGCGCACGAGGCGTCAAACACTAGCAGGAGGCGACCATGACCACCAAAGCAGAAGCCAACGAAGCGTTCGTCCGGTCCTATCAGGCCCGGCGCGGCCTCAAGGCTGACGGGCACGCAGGCGCCGTCACGACAGACGATCTGAACAAGCTGGTCCCGGCACCGGTTTCGGCTGCGGCCACCCCGGCTGCCGCTGGCATCAGTTACCTGACCATCCATTGCGCCGCGACGCCGCGCGGCCGAGACGTAAAGGCTGCAGGCATCGTCAGTATCGGCATGGCCCGCTTCGGCCAGCCCAGCTACCACCACGTCATCGAACTGGACGGTTCTGCCGTCCGCACCCTCCTCGATAACCAGAAGGGCGCCCACGTCGGCGGCCACAACACCGGCAACATCGGCATCTGCTACGTCGGCGGGGTCGAGGCCGACATGGAGCCCGCTGACACCCGCACGGATGCCCAGAAGACGACGCTGCGCAAGCTGGTGGCGGAGTACAAGGCCAAGTATCCCGGCATCATCGTGCGCGGCCACCGCGACTGGCCCGGCGTGGCCAAGGCCTGCCCGTCCTTCGATGTGGCCACCGCGCTCTGAAACAGCTTGACCAATCCGCCCCCGTCGGGCATCCGGCGGGGGCAACCTTGGGAACGAACATGGCAGAACCGAAGCGCCCCTCACAGGGCACCATTGACGCGGATGTTCTGGTCCGGCTTGAGCGGGGTCCGCTCCGGCTGAAGGCCAGCAACGAGGTTCGCGTCTCGCCGACGACGCTGAAAGAGTCGATCAAAAGCCTGCGTCATCGCGGCTACCAGATCGTTACAGATCGCGAAGCCACCGGCGGCAAGGCCAACGTCTATACCTTGGCTGGTCATGCAGGTTGAGCGCATCGGGCCTCACACCCTGATACTGGGCGACAGCCGCGAACTGCTGCTGACCGAGCGGGCGAAGCACATCATCACGGACCCGCCCTACGAGGACGAACTGCACGCCGGTGTGGGCAAGATCAATCGTCTGCGCAATGACGGGCAGCGCACCAATGACGAGATGACGTTCGAGGGCATCAATGCCGACCGGGACGAGTTCGCCCGGCTGATGGTGGAAGCCTCGGATGGTTGGCTGCTGGCGTTCACGCTGGCAGAGGGCGTCCGGGCATGGCGCGACCCCATACAGGCGGCCGGGGGCAAGTGGGACACCACCTGCGTCTGGATTAAGCCCGACAGCACGCCCCGCATGAACGGGCAGGGCCCGGCGCGGGGGTTCGAGAACTTTGTTGCGGCGTGGTGCGGTTCCGGCAATCGGTCTTGGAACGCGGGAGGGAAGCGCGGGGTCTATACCCACATGGTGAACCCTTCGTCTCGCCTTCCCACATCCAAAGGCGGCCACCCGACCGAGAAGCCCTTGGGGCTGATGAAAGAACTGGTCTCCGACTTCACGAAGCCGGGCGACACGGTGCTGGACCCGTTCATGGGGAGCGGCACGACTGGCGTGGCCTGCGCCGCTCTGGGGCGGCCGTTCACGGGCATCGAGATGCAGCAGCAGTGGTTTGACCTCGCCTGCCGCCGGGTCGAGGCTGCCCACAACGCCCTGCGTCTGTTCGACGGCCACGACTACACGAAGATGGGGCAGGCCCGATTGGACGACGCTTGGCCGCGCCAGCCGAAGCCTGCCCCGATCAAATCGGACTAGGCTTCCGGTTCAGCGACCGGGGCTTCCGGTTCAGAGGCAGGCTCTGGTTCAGCGACCGGGATTTCCGGTTCCGCCTCGATCGTGGGCTCCGGGCTGGCGGGGTTGGCCGGGGCTCCGAAGTCGGCCGGGTCGAACAGGGCGCGAGCGGCCCGGACGAAGCCGACCTGCACCTGAAACGCCGGGTGTGCCTCGTCTGGCTGCATGTCGCTGATCGGCAGGTGAGCGAAGGGCCGCAGGGCTGCCAGAGCCTTTTTCAGGGTGGCTTTGTCGGTCTTGTCGTTCATGGGGTTCTCCTGTTCTGGAGCGGCAAGCCTAGCGCTGCTCGCCAGACATGAAAAGGGCGGCCCGAGGGTCTGATACCCGGGCCGCCCCTCCGTGCCACCGCGCATCCACACGCTGGCACCTTCCCTTCACAGAAGGGCTTCTGTTTACGCCTTCGGCGCGTTCATGCCAATGGGAATCCACGAAAGGCGTTTGCCTTTGCCCGCGATCTTGAAGTCCACACCCTCGATCGCCTCGGCGCCGAGAGCGTCCCGGGCGGCCTTGCGGGCGCCCATCAGGGAGGCGAACACCGCCACCTTCGGTTTGTCGGGTGCCTTGGCTGCCGAGGCGGCTGCAGGGGCCTCCACGGCCTTCTCTGGGGCCTTCTCGGGCACCTTGGGTGCTTTGCCACCCCGGGCGACCAGAGCGGTGTCAGCGGCCGTTGGGGTGGGTTTTGCCTTCGGCGCCACCGCAGCCTTTAGGCTGGCAGCCACCTTGGCAGTCGCGGCCTTGTCCTCGGGGGTAAGGCGGCTGGCCAGTTCCTTTCGCATGGCCTTGGCCCGCGCCCGGCGGTCGTCCTGCAGTTCCCGGTCTGCCGTCGTGCGTTCGGCGCTGATCAGTTCCTCCAGCCCCTTGGCGGTGGCCTCCAGATCGGGCGTCGGCACGGCAGCATAGGGGCCCGGTTCGGCAGGCGTCGGCGCCTTCGCGGCCTTTCGGGCGGCCCGGGCGCCCATCTTGGCGGCAGCCTTGAGTTCCTGCTTCCGGTCCCATGCGGCCTGATACGCCGCGATCGTCTCGCCGTCGGGCTCGATACCGGCCGCCGTGCTGGCCAGCAGGATATCCCGGTAGCCCTTGAGCAGCTTGGAATAGGTGTTGCTGCCGCCGATGACGAACGCCTGCAGGCCTGCCGCGTCGGTGCCTGCGTACAGTTTCCACAGGGCCCAGCCCTTGTCGGTCGCAGCGGGGTTCTGGGCAGAGCCCAGTTCGAGGTAGGGAATGGAGGTTCCGCCGATCAGGCAGGCCCGTGCGGGCGTCAGGGAGTTCGCCCGGGGCCCTTTGCGCTTGGGTTCCGGGGTGTTTGCGGCGCCGACAGCCTCGATCGTTTCAAGGGCGGCGTCGTCCAAGCCGTAGTCGGCCGGGCTCGTGATGGGGGCGTGATCAGTCATGTCAGGTCTTTCTGTTGAAGGGAGAAGCTAGAGCAATGAGCGGTCTGTAGCTTGGCTTTAGCCAAGAGTCCAGACCGCTCTTGCATTTAGTGAACCGCGACTTGCTCTACGTCGGAAAAGCCGTCCATCTTGATGGCGACGGCCGCCAGCACGGCTTTTTGGTCCAAGCTGATCGGCAGTTCCAAACCAACGACCCCAACGTCGGCATCGGTGCTGATGCCTGCAATGTAAAGGCTGGCGGCGACGCGGCGGGCGGCGGTCTCCACCTCGCGGTCCTCGGAGCCCTTACGGGTCACGATCGCCATGCCCTTGATCAGGGCAGCAAGCGACCGGCCTTGGCGCAGTTCGCCGTCGTCAGTGTACCAGTGGCGGCGAAGCATGCAGATGCCGCAGTCACAGTCGTCGGCGTCTTCATCGCTTTCCGTGGCACCAATGGCCTCCAGCATGTCCTCCAGATTGTCAAAGGACCGGATGCGCACCTCGTCGTCCCGGCGGCCGGGGAACGGCTCGCCAGTGTCAACCTTGCCAGCCATGCCCGTCAGAATCTCGGTGATGCCTTTCGGCAGGCCCTGCGTCTCCGACACGCGGCGCATGTAGTCCGTAAAGGTCTCTCCGGGCTTGGGCTTGGGCTGGGGGGCTTTCATGGCCGCGTCCAGCTTAACCGACAGTTCCTCGGGCGGAATCTCGGCCAGCACTTTGTCCAGCGCGTCGGGGGTGGGGCCAGCCACGGCCGGGCCGATCTTGCGCCAGAGGGACTCGTCCAGCCTGCCGTCACCCATTGTCCCAACGGCCGGGGGGATGCTCGCGTAGGCCACGTCAATCGTTATCTCCCAGATAAAGCCCTTGTGGCTAACCCGGTCGCCAGTCCGATAGGTGGTGCCCGCCACCCATGCCGGGTGCCCGCCCGGCTCCGCCGTGTGGGCGGCCTTCACCGCCTCCACAAAGGCGTGAGCGTCCTGCAGGGGCGTACTGTCGCGCGTGCCGCCCGGCAGGAAAATGGCGATGGCGTTGCCGTTCTCGCGCACCACGACTATGCCGTCGCGGGCCTCACCGCCGATTTTCAGTTTGCGATTGGTGGTCATGTTGGTGTCCTGTGAAAAGGTGGTCCGGGAAACCCGCCCGGCCGGGTAGGCACGAAAAGGGGGGGGTTAGGCGTGGACTCTGGTGATGCCGCGCGGGGCGAAGGTGTCGCCGACGGGCGTGCCCCAGTCGTCATCGCCGGGCACCGCCTTGCGGCTGATGGTTTCGCACCGCATAAAGCCCTCGACTTCGCGCAGCTTGTCTGCGGCAGCCTGATCGCCGCCCCGGGCCGCGTCATACAGCAGCCCGTGAGCGATCATGTCGTCCAGCAGAGAGCCGGAGCGGGCGTCGTAGCGGAGGGCGTTTTCAAGGGTGCGTTTCATCAGGCGTGGCAATCGACTTCGGCCAGCCGGTGCGGCAGCTTGCGATACCCTGCAGGTGCCCGCTCCCCCCGGCGCAGCGAGTGCGACACGAAGAACGATTGGCCCGGGTGTTCGGCCTCCAGCCGGGCGCGCAGGGCGTTGGCCAGCGGCTGCACTTCGGCGGCCTTGGTGATCTCGTGGTCTTCGCGAGCAAGGCGGCCCATTTTCATCATCTCGAACCGCGTGACGCGGAACCCCGTCGCGGTGTTCTCGAACTCGCACGCGGTGGCTTGAAGGGTGATAGCGGTCATGTTTGTTTTCCTGTGAAGGGGAAGGGAAGGGTGGGGGCCGGAGCCCCCGGGTTCAGGCGGCCTCGACGGCCCAAGCAGGCTGCAGCTTTCTCGCCGCCGCGTTCAGGGTGGCGCCAGCGCGGCTTACGCGGCCCACCTCCGCCATGAAGTACTCCTGATCGCCGGTCACGCCTTTGCGAAGCTGCGTTTTCAGCCAGTCATGGTAGGCGGCGAGGCCCATCTGCAGGGTGCCCAGTTCGCCTTCTGTCAGTTCGATTTGCATTTTTCGGTTCCCAAGGTTTCGGCCCGCTTCCCGGGCTACAGACCGTTTATAGCTAGAGCGTGGGAAGCCCGCAAGCGCTTTTTATCAACCCACCAACATTTTCTTTGCGCCCGCTTCCCACACCTAAGCCATGACGCGCGCTCAAGCCTGTGCGATATGAGAGAACACACAGGAACGCGCGACTCCCATGATCACCGCGCAGCGGGGGGGCGGGAGAGGCGAAGCCGGGGGAGATCAGGCATGGCTACGAGAAAGGCAAAGGCGACAAAGGTGGGTACGGCAAGTCCTGCTCCTGCCCAGCCGCCCGTCAAGGAAACACGGGCCCAGCGCTCCGCCCGGAAAAAAGCAGAACACGCCGCCATGGTCGCCGCCGAAGCCGCCAAGCGCGAAGCACTCCGCAACGCCCCGCTCGAAACCGTCCTTGCCCGGCCCGATCATATCGGTGACACCACCCAAATGATCGAGGAACCCGCACGCCTCGCCTCGCCCGGCGTCGCCGCCCAGATCGTCAGCCCGTCTGGAATGGCGCACCTCATCACCGAAGCCCCCCCAGCCGCCGCGCCTCCCGGTGCTTCGCAGGCGCACACAGCGCAGGCGCCCACGCACGCGCACGCACGCGCGCACGAAGGGGTGGTCCTTGATAAGGCGGAGTTTGCCGGTCTGATGGATGCGCCGGTCCCTTTCGACACGCCAGCCACGGCCCGCTATCGCGGTCTGCACCACGAGGCCACGCCAGCCACAGAGGCGCAGGTGATGGCTTTGCGCTATGCCGGTCAGAATGATGAGGAGATCGCCCTGTATCTCCGGGTGAGCATGGAGACCCTGTACCGGTGCTACAGGGTGACGATGGCCGAGGCCCACGCCCAGATGAGCGGAAAGCTGGCCATCCGCATGGCCACGATGGGGCTGGCCGGAGACTTCAAGGCGGCCAAGTTCATCGCGGAGAAGCGGTTGCGGGGGTTCGGGTCTGCTGACAAGCCGTTCACGGCGGTGCGTGACAACTCCGGCCCACTCGACTTGTCCGTGACCGCGCGGGGTGTGATGGGCCAGTCGGCTGCAGCGATCGCCAACCGTCGCCAGACGCGCGAGCCGGAGCCGGATGAGGACGGCATCATCGAGATGGAGATGGTGTTGGGAGTGCCAGAGCGGCCGTTGAGTGCTGACGGTTATGAACTGACCGATGAGCAGATTGCTGCTGAAAAGTTGGCGCGAGAAACTGGTCTGGCATGACGGCTTCACCCGAGACCGAGATTCTGCTCGCGGAGATCGACAGCGGGCTGAACCCGCCGGGCGACCTGCAAAAGGCGCCGGAGTTCACCCAGATCGTCGAGCATAACGGCAAACGATATCGGTGGCGCCGACCGCCGCTTTACACGGCCCAGTGGGAAGCCTTGTTCCTGTGCCCTGACCTGAATGGACGAACCGCACGCTTCGGCCTGTGTGAGGCGTCCACAAAGGCGGGGAAGACCGTCGGCTGCATGGCGTGGCTGGCAGAGCAGGCGGTCCTCGGCGTTGGCGCGGGTCGAGAGTATTGGTGGGTGGCCCCGGTCTATGCCCAAGCCAAGATCGCCTACAGCCGGATGAAGCGGGCGTTGAAGCCGTGGATGATCAAGTCCACGAACGACACGGACAACGTCATCGTGCTTTTCCACGATGCAGTGATGCGTTTCCGGTCTGCAGAAAAACCGGACAACCTGTATGGGGACGACGTTTACGCGGTCGTGATCGACGAGGCATCCCGCATGCGAGAGGCCGCCTTTTTCGCCATCCGGTCAACGCTGACGGCCACGCGCGGCCCGGTCCGCATCATTGGGAACGTCAAGGGCCGGGGGAACTGGTTCTACAAGATGAGCCGGAAGGCCCAGATGGGCGCCCCGGATATGTCCTACCGCAAGATCACCGCGTGGGACGCGGCCAAGGGCGGGGTGATCAGCTTTGACGAGGTGCGGCAGGCCAAGTCCATGTTGCCCGACGCGGTCTTTCTTGAACTCTACCTCGCCGAAGGCAGCGAGGACGGGGAAAACCCCTTCGGCATCGCCAACATCCAGCGCTGCATCATGCCGTCCCTAAGCGAGGAAAAGACCGTTGTTTTTGGCGTCGATCTCGGCGACACGCGGGACTACACGGTCGTGGTGGGGCTCGATCGCTTCGGCGACATGACGGGTATCGAGCGCTGGAACAAGACGGGCTGGCCCTTCACACAGGAGCGCGTCACCCAGATCATCGGCCGCAGGCCAGCGCTGGTCGACTCCACCGGCCTCGGCTCTGTCGTCGTCCAGAACATCGTGGCCAAGGCCAGCCGCGCGGAGGGCTACCTGTTCTCCATGAAGTCAAAGCAGCACCTGATGGAGGGCTTGGCCAACGCCATCCAAGGCGGCCTCATTGGCATCGTGAAAGAGGGCGCCGGTCAGCACCTTGTCGAGGAACTGGAGATTTTCGAGTTCGAGCATACCCGGACCGGCACACGCTACACGGCTCCCGAAGGTTTTCACGACGACTGCGTGATGGCCCTTGCTCTTGCGCAAGAGCAGTATCGGCGTCTCTATCCCACAGGGGTGAAACGAGTCGCGCCCGCTGGCATAGTGCGCGCTGTCCCGTGGTTCGGCGTGGCGCAAGAGGGCTATGGTAATGGCAACGAATAAGGCCACCACTGGACGAGACCCTGATATCAAGGGCATGGCCCCGGGCGCCGCGCGCAAGCCGGGCGTGACCCGATTCGACACCTCTGTGATGGGCCAGACCGGCCTGCGCCAGTCGTCCGGCTATGTTGACGAGGAACTGCTGGCCGAACTGCGTGGCCAGCGCGGCCGTCGCGTTTACAAAGAGATGAGCGACAACTGCCCGGTCGTCGGCAGTCTGCTCTTTGCGCTGCAGGCCCTTTTCCGGTCCGTTGCATACACCGTTCAGCCTGCTGACGAGACGCCAGAGGCGGAGGATGCGGCCAAGTTCGTCGAGGAGGTGTTCGACGACATGGAACGGCCGGTCGAGAGCCTGATGACCGAGATCAGCACCATGTTCATCTATGGCTTCTCCCTACACGAGATGCTTTGGAAAAAGCGCGTGGGCCCGGATGAGGCGGACCCGACACGCCACAGTCGCTTCAATGACAACAAGATCGGCCTGCGCGGCCTTCCCGGCCGGGCACAGGCCACGATCGTCCGGTGGGATATCGACGACGCCAGCGGGCGGATTTTGGGCGCATGGCAGCAGCCCTACACCGGCGTCCAGCTTTACATCCCCATGGAGAAGATGGTCCTGTTCCGCACCTCGGATGCGATGAACAATCCAGAGGGCCGGTCCATCCTGCGGAACGCCTACCGCCCGTGGTACTTCAAGCGGCGTATCGAGGAGATCGAGGCGGTCGGGGTTGAGCGCGACATGGCGGGCCTGCCGCTCGCGCGCATCCCGGTCGAGTACATGGACGCCGACGCGGACCCGGCAGAGAAGGCCGTGTTTGCCGCCTATCAGGCCCTTGTGAAGGGTGTCCGCCGCGACACCAACGAAGGCCTCGTCCTGCCGTCAGAAACCGACGCACAGGGCAAATACCGGTTCGACTTCACCTTGCTGTCCACCGGCGGCTCCGCTCGCACCGACACCACGAAGGTGCTGGAGCGGTATGACCGGCAGATCGCCATGTCCGCGCTCGCCGATTTCATTTTCCTCGGTCAGTCGGCGGTCGGGTCGTTCGCCCTGTCGAGCGACAAGACGGCCCTGTTCGGGCAGGCGCTCGGCGCTTTCCTCAAAATGACGGTGGCCGAACTCAACCGCACGGTTCTGCCTGCCCTGTGGGCCGTCAACGGTATGGACCAGACGACCATGCCCAAGTTCCACGTTGAGGATGTGGAGCGCCCGGACCTCACCATGCTGGCGGGCTTCATCACCTCTCTGGCCGGTGCTGGCGCCCCGATGTTCCCCGACCGGGAACTGGAGAACAAGCTGCGCGAGATGGCGAACCTGCCGCAGGCGCCGGAGGAGGGCAGCGAGGACTTCAACCTGCGCGGCGGGGGCATGCCCGGCATGACGCTCGGGCCGGACGGCAAGCCCTTGCCATCCACGGCGTGGCAGCAGCAGCAGGAACAGCAAAAGGCCGCTGCTGCCGCTGCTGCATCCCCAGAGCGCGGCGCTGGCATGTCGGTTCCGCAGACCGACAGCGACATGAACGGCATTGCCGATTGGGGGGAGTGATGAGCGGTTGCGTGTCGTCCTACACGGCGCCCGGAGAGTTCCCGGCGTTCGTCAACATCACCGTCCTTGAGAGCGGAGAGGTGGCGATCACGATGCGCCCGGCGGGGGAGGATATGGACGAATCCCGCCAGTGCGGCGTCACCTGCTACCCCTCCAGCGACACCTGCAGCGGGTTCTGTAGGGGCACGGCCGTCAAACCCCAGCGCCACAAGCACGTCAAGCCGGGGCTCACCCAGCGCGTCGTCATGTCAGCATCGCAGTGGGAAGATTTTCGGGCCCAGATCGTCGCCAGTATGGGCTCGGTGGGGTGAGGAAAACGGGCGTCTCGTTTCAAACGGAAGCCTAGACGAGACGCGCGAACGCCGGTAAGCCCGGTCAAAGACCTGCAGGTTCGGGGACCGTGGCGACATGAAAAGCTATTGGCGGCAGATCGCGGAAAATGCAGGGGCCGGGGCTGCTGGAAAAGGCTCTTGGCGGCGCCGGGCGGCCATTGCAGTCGGCACCAGCACGGCTGGTCAGGGTAGCTGGCCTCGGCGCGTCGCAAATCTCTTTCCGAGAAGCGTGAAGGGGTCTTGGGAACGTCGCACGGCCGGTGACAACGCTGGCTTCAAAGGCGGTTGGGAGGCCCGACTGGCGGCGGTCGGGCTTGGGGAATACGCCCCACCCAAAACGGCCTTCAACGTGGCGGCCAACTCGCAATACGTCGCCCTTATCATCGACGAACTCTAGGGACGCCCTGACATGACCACCATGAACGTACTGGACGCCGCTGGAAACGTCGTCGCCATCAACATCCCGAACGCTGATGGCCCTCTGGCCAGCGCAAACTCGCGCTCGGTTGTTCTGGCCTCCGATCACGCTCCTGTTCCGATTGTCGCCCCGTCGCCGATTGATGTGGTCGCCTCAAACATCAAGACGAAGTTCCGGGATGCGTTTGAAGACCCGTCGCTGGCGAACTGGACGCGCACCACGGGCACGGGCGATATTGTCCAGACTGACGGTAATGCGGCGAGCGCATCGTATCTGATGATCTCCAAGTCCCCTTGGGACGCAGGAAACCAGACCACGCTCGAAACCATCGACACCTTCGGGATGCCGCTTGAACTCGCGTACGGGGCAAGCCGTTCGCAGGCCACGCTCGGGCAAGAGTTCTCCGTCGAAATTGTGGACACACAGACGCCTCTGGCTGCCGTGGCTGACATTGCGATTTCGTCGATCACGCAAACCACGACCATCCTGACTGTCGATACCTCAGCAGATCACGGGCTGGTGCCCGGTCAGTCCATTGGCATCGTCGGTTGCTCGAACCAACTGGCCAACTATCCGGCGCTGGTGGTGGCTTCAACCCCGACGCCGCGCCAGTTTACCTGCACCGCAGGACCGGGCGGCACCATCCCTTCGCAGACCATCACGAACCCGGTCGGCGCGAAAGGCTCGGTCTTTGCTCGCGAGCGTCTTGGACGCGCCCAGAACGGCGTGTCGCAGATTTTCGAGAACGCCACGATCACGAACGCCAGTTTCTATCTTCGGTCGGAGAGCGGCGACGTACTGCCCTCGGGCACGATCTTGGGCAACCACGCGATCACGGTTGCTACGGCTGCGTCGGTGCAACTGGTCAACTCCCCGTACGCCTACGCCTTCTCGCCGACTTCCGAATACCGGTTCAACCTCCAAGCTGACCGCGTTCAGACGGCTGACAGCCCGGTGGACAGCTTGGTGCAGGCCGTCGGTCGAGTGCTGCGGACGCAGGTGTGCCCGGACCCGTCTGTGAACTACCGGCTCCGCATCCGCGCGAACAACTCGAAGTCCTTGACTGTGCTGACCGCCAAGGTGGTTAGCGTCGTCAAGACCGGCACGACGACCGGCACTTTCACGACGGCGACGGCACACGGCCTGACGACTGGCGATCTGATCGTCTATTACGGCAACAGCAACACGGCGGCGGCTGCCTTCCCGAACGTCGTCGCGGCCACGGCTGTCACGGTTGTTGACGCGACCACCTTCACTATGGTGATAGGCACGGCCTCGACGGTCACTGGTTACGGCGGCGTCATCGCCAAGGTGCAAGGCGGCAACCTTCTGTCGGCCCTCGGGGTCATCAACAACTCCGGCGTCAACGTCACCCTGTCCACCCTGACGAACGGCACCCGGCAACTGGTGATCACCGGTGCTGCTGCGTGGGCTGGTCTGCTGATCGGCGACTATGTGAACGCCGAAGGCATCACCAACGTGACCAACGGGGCCACCCTCGGCGTTGACGGGGTGTGGAAGGTGGCCAACTCGGCCACCACGGCTCTGACCCTTGTGCCCGGCACGGCGGCGTTTGCAGCCACCCTCCCTGCTGATTTCGCCCTGACCAACTCGGCTGGCGCTGTTATCAAGCGGTCATGCTTCCGCATGTCGTTCGTTCGCATCTTCGACTACGAACGCCAGCGCGTTGAGGTGCTGGCCCGCCCGACCGGCGATATCTCGGGCGCGGCCCCTGTGGCGGTCCAGAACGTCCCGGCTGTTACGGTGTCTTCTGGCACGATCACGGCGGTGACCGGAATCACAAACGCGCTTCCGGCTGGTGCGAACACCATCGGTGCCGCCAACCTTGCTCTGATGGCTTCAGTGGCCGACGTTGCCTCTGCGGCCATTACCACGACCGCCACGGTTGCCGCTGTCACGCCCGGCTTCGGCATTTCCTATCAGGTGAACATTCCGGTCACGGTTGTCAGCGGCACGAACCCGACGCTGGATGTTCGTATCGAGGAAAGCGACGACGCGGGCACCAACTGGTTCACGGTGTATGACTTCCCGCGCATCACGGCGACGGGCATTTATCGCAGCCCGTTCCTGCCTGTGACCGGCAACCGCATCCGCTATGTGCAGACTATCGGTGGCACGACGCCTTCGTTCACCCGCGCGATCAACCGTCTGCAATCGAACGCGCCGTTCCCCAACACGCGCCAACTGATCGACCGCTCTATCGCGCCGAACACCGGCAACAGCACCACGCCTGTTCTGCTGGCCCGTGACTGCGGCAACGCCACCCAGCTTGTCGTCAATATGGGTGCGATCACCACGACCGCCCCGGCGTTCCAGCTTGAAGGTTCGGACGACTTCGGCGCGACGTGGTACGCCATCGGCTCTCCGCTTACCGGCGTCGCATCTTCGACCGTTCAGGTCACCGTGCCGGACGTAAACGCTGCCGCTCTCCGTGCCCGTGTCTCCACGGCAGGCTCCGGTGCGACCCTCGGCTACGTTCTGATCAAAGCGCATGATTAGCCATGACCCAGACAGGGCAGGTCTTTTTCTTGGCGGAGGACGGGGCTCTCTGGGAGGCCTGCTCCTTCGTTGACGAGAACGGGTACACCTCAACCGAGTGGCACCCGGTCGAGCCGTCGTAAAGGCTTGACGCTCTAGCTTCTGTGGGGCACACAGGCTGGGTTCTGGTAAAGACCCGGGTGCGAATCCCGGCGCCTCCACCATAGCCGCATCGGCAGGCCTCCACAGACCGGGTTCATAGCGCGGGAGATGGGAGGGCCGGGAGTTCCTGCGAAGGCTTCCGTAACTGACCTGTGCGGTGCGGCCATGATGGGGGCGAATAGACTCGATTTGCCATAGGACGCCGTAACCAGTCGGCACGAAATAAAACTGAACGACAACGACTACCAGCCCATGGCCCAAGCGGCCTAAGCGGAGCCCGCCGGGGGCTTGGCAACAGAACCCCGGCACCTTTTTGATGCGAGATGGCGCAGTCCGGTAGCGCGTCCGGCTCATACCCGGAAGGTCGAGGGTTCAAATCCCTCTCTCGCTCCCAAGACGCCTCGCCACCGGGCCTTCGGTGCAGCCCCGTCGAGTCGGGGCCGGGGCAGCTTCGGGCTACTAGAACAGATCGCCAGAGGCGTCACCCACCTCAACATCGTCAGCAGGGCCAGATTCCGGCTCGTGGAGCGGCATCGGAGCCCTCGCCGGTATGCCGGGTGCCAAAGCCTGTGCAGCATCCCCGTCAGCGAGGCTTACACGCTCCCAGTCCGGCCGGGCCAGCAAAGCCTCGGCCTCGGCCGACAAGGGGAAGCGCCGGGCGTCAGGCTTCACTCCGTCCACCTGCCCCCGTTGCGCCGCCGATCGCCCCGGAACTGCAGGCGCACGCGAGATGCTGTCCTCGGTTCCACCGCGTCGTAGGGCACCAGCACCTGCCGCATGTGGTAGCGGGCCAGACGCAGGAACTCGGTCCGCGTCGTGGTGGCATGGATGGGCATGTGCTGGCGCCGCCCGGTGGCCGTGTCAGTGAAGACCAGCGTGCCGTCGTTTGGGTAGAACGGGTTGGCGGTGAAGTGGGTAGCGATCATGGGCGGGCTTCCCTGTGCCGCTGCAGGTACGCCTCAATGTGAGGAGAGCGGCCACCTGCCAGTGACAGGTCCATGTGGCCCAGAGCCTCCTCGATCTCATTGACGGACTTGGCCCCCATGTTGGGCAGCCCCAACAAGTAGGCGCGTGTCGTTTTGGTAAGGTCGCCGACGCGGATAATACCTGCCCCCTCCAGTGCCCGCGCGGTGCGGGTTGAGAACAGCAGTTCAGAAACCTCACCGTTGAGGATGGTCGAGTCGTAGATGACAGGCCCGTGATCTAGGCGGCGATCGAGAAGGGCAAGAGCGTCTTTAGCGACGGTGGCCAGCAAGCGCTCCAGCGCCATGATGCGCTGGTCTCGCCGTTTGATCATGTCCTCCAAAACCCACAGCGTTGGGCCGGAAACTGGTTTGTCGGTCATGTCGCGTCTCCAGCTTCCGGCCGGGGCTGCAGGGTGTCCAGCCATTCGTGATAGGGCATGTCGCCGATGTAGACTCCCTCCACATGGGGCACCTTGGCGCGCTTCGCCTTAACGACGACGGTCTGACCGTTGGCCATTCGCAGTTCGATGCGGCTGTATCGACCGCTCTGCAGGCGGGCGGTCCAGATCGCGGCCAAGGCTTTGCAACCGTTCGGGCCCATGGGCCATGTAAACATGTCCAGCGCTGTGCCGTCGGCCTGCCACCGCTTGTAGGCGACGATCTCCGTCCCCGCGATCACGACCGGGCTCGCTTCGCGTAAATGCGGCGTGGTGCCGACGGGTGGTCCTTGTAGCTGTTTCCCACGCGGGCGGAAAAAACGGTCTGGATATCCACACCGAACTCCACCGCAAACGTCAGATCGTCCGTCCCGTCGGTGCACTCACGCAGGCGCTTCACCTGCGCATCCGTCATCGCCCGGCGGCGCACGCCGTTGGCCCGGGCGAAGGTACGCAGGCGCTCCGGCTCTATGTGTTGAAAGCCCATCAGTCGCGCGCCCGGGTGCGGTGGCCGCACTTGCGGCAGGTCAACGTGCTGCCGAAGCGCCGGGACCACTGAAACTGGTGGCGGCAGAACAGGCGCCGGAAAAATAGGCGGACGGCGGCCATCAGGCTGCAGGCCCGGCGATCAGGGCGAACTGGGCACCGTTGGCCGTGGTGGCGACGACGCGGCCGTCTCCGGTAGTGGCCTCGATCGACACCACGTCAGTGACGCGCACGCCCTTGTTCTGAACGTCGCGGCCCTTGATCGTCTGTGTGGCGCCGGAGCGCTTGGCGCTCCATCCAAAAATCTTGTGCATGTCGTCTCCCAAGGCCGCGTCAGTGCGGCTCCCATGCTTTAGCTGTTTAGGTCCAAACGGGCAAGGAGGAAATGTCAGGGGGGCAACAAAAAGGCCCCGGAGAGGGGTCGTCCCCCGGGGCCTTCTGGCATCCACCTTCCGCGCTGTCAGCCCAGCGTGTGACGCAACCCCCGGGCCTGTTTCGTCCCGGGGCGAGCGCTGGTTACGCTTACGCTTCCTTGCCGTCAAGCCTGCGCTCTGACGCCAGCTTGGGCATCACGACTGCCGGGTGCGACGAGAGAACATCCTTGAGGGTCCGAATGTCGCCACGCGCCAGTTCAAGATGGTTTCGGGCCAAGGCCTTTTCCTGCCGCGCCAGTTCAAGCTGCGTCGTCAGGCTGATCTTCTCGTCTTTCAGATTCGTGTTGGCGCGCTGCAGTGCTTCGATCTCTGATCGGGCCGCCATCAGGTCTGTCTCGACTTTCCCAAGTCGTGCGCGAAGGTCGTGGATGATGGTCAGGGACTCGGTAATCGTTCGGAAGGCGGCACCGAGAGCGTCGGTGGTGCGCACCTCGGCGTCAGCGTCGGTGACCCTTGTTGCAGCCTCGGCGGCCCGCCTGTCATGTGCCGTTTTCCACCGTTTCCCGGCCTCGGCGATCACGAGGGTCAGGACGGTGGCTGCAGCCCCTATGAGAGCCGTCTGAACGGTAGGGTCCATCGGTTTTCGCCCCAAGCAACACGGACACCTCCAAGTCAGAGGTTCTGGGAATCTCGCATAGGCGGATTCGCCCCGTCTGGTTAGCGGCGGTCGGGGGTCGCTTTCTGGCGTTTCAGGTAGCGGTAGGCCGCCACCATGCCCCAGATCAGCAGCCCACACATGGCCAGAGGGATGCCCGCGAAAACGAGGATGCCGACTGCGTAGCCGAAGACGTAGCCCATCGAGGGCAGCAAGGAGATGATCAGGACGGCCAGAACGAGGCCAGCGGCGATTTGAAGCACGAGTTTCATGGGTGGGCCTCCATTGATGACAGATAAGCGTGGCGGGCGTTAGCGGCACGGTCAAGCAGGTCTATCCGGCCCTCGTGGCGCACGATCGAGTCCCGCACGGTGGTTTCACTCCGGCCGCCGATGATGCGGCCGATGTGGCTGTAGCTGTACTCATGCGAATAGGGCTTTTCCTGCCGCTGGTGCAGCATCCAGCAGACGGCGTCCCGGGCTGCCCTTGTTGTTGGCCGCCGATCGGGGCCTATCACGTCAGCCCACGACACGCCGTAGGCCGCCAAAGTGCGAGCGCAGAAGTGTTCGTAATCGGCGGTCATGTCGGCGGGTTCTCTATGAGGAGGGCGCGGGCTTCGGCGTCGGCGGCGAACTTGGCCGCTTTCAGCTTCTCAACCAGCGTGGCGCGGTACTCGGCGGCGAGGCCCAGTCGCTCGGTCATAATCCAGTCGGCGCAGAACCTACTGAACCCCTGATGGGCGCCGCCGTTGACGTAGGTCGGGGCGTCGTAGGTGTTGGCTTGGGGGTGCTTTGTCGCGGCCGTGATGCTGGCCTCGGTGGTCACCCTGAACGTCCGGGGCGCATCGCCCTGCAGCCGCTTCGTGAAGGCGTCGAACGTGTCCAGCGCCAGCTTGGCGGCCCGGTAGCGATCGAGCGCGGTGGGGGCAGCGGCGGTCACGACGGAACCCGCAACGCCTTGCCCTGCCGCGTCCATGTGGCCAGATCGTCAGCGGGTACGAGGATGGCCACAAGGGGCTGGACGGTCATGCCGTTGAGGCCCCGCCCAGCCTTGTGTTCGAGGTGCACGCTGATCTCCTCATACCGAAGCGGGCGCGGGCCGATTTTCACCGGCTCCATGTGTGAGGCCACTCCGGCCTGCACCTGTTCGCGCAGCCAGTCGGCGATGACGACACCGGCAGGCACCTCCACACCGATGTAGGCCCCGATCTCACCGGGCGTCAGCAGGGTGCCGCGCTGGCGGTCCTCTTGCACCCGGTCCAGATCAGAGGCGGCGTCGCGTAAGGTGGTCACCAGAACGGTGGTGACCTCTTGAGGGGTGAGGCACGAGGCGTCGTCCGTGTTGGCGACCTCGGCGAGGCGGGCGATGGCCCGGTAGAAGGCAGGGTCGGCCATCAGCGGGCGCTCGCGACGCGCTTGATGCGAACGTCCGACTCCTCGGCCTGCGAACGATCGGGCCGGAAGCAGTGATGCTCGGTCAGGTCGTTGACGCGGGTGCGGACCTCGCGCTTGGCGTGGGCCACGGTGATGCCGGGCCGGAGCGACACGGCGATGGTGAGGAAGACCACCTTGCGGCGCGGCTTCGCTTTTTTGGGTGTGGGCATGTCAGGTCTCCGTGAAGGGGATAGCTAGAGCGTGATATGTCAGGCGTCTGATATGGCGTCAAGGACGAAAATGGCCCCCGGGGTGAGCCGGGGGCCGGGCCGTCAGGAGCGGGCCAGTTCGAGCGGGGCGTGAGTGCCGCCGTCGCGCACGAGGTAGCCGTCTCCATCGAGCCTAGTGCTGGGGTGCACCGACTGAATAACCCAGCGGTCCTCGTCAAGAGAGAACGGCAAGGCCTTGCGGGCGGCGGCGAGGGTTTCGCCCTTACCCCAGTAGCCGGGGCAGATGATCATGTAGTGATCGTCCGGGCGTGCAATAACCTTTGGCAGCTTTACCATCGTGTATTCCTATTCACGGTATGAAAGAACAGTCGCTGGCCCGATTGGCCAGTGAGGCTATTATAACACACCTTGAGATATATTGCAACCCTGATATTTTAGGCGGTAAGGCGCAGGGGCTCCCATCGGGCCCCGATCTTCTCCAGCAGCCGCCGACCGATGAACTCGGTGTAGGCCGGTGGGACCGCCTCGCTCATCCCCTTCATCGTCGCCCATGGCATGCCCATCAGTTCGCGGGCGAGGGCCTGCCGGTCTTCCCCGGGGAAGTCCACGGTGCGGCCAGTCTTGCCGCCGGTGCGGTTGTCGCCGCCCCGGGCGCGCAGGTGGCCCCCATAGACGTTGGCGATCGGGTGGATGCCCCGGCCATGATCATGGGGCGCGGTGAGCCCCCAGTTCGTCTCGAACAGCCGCTCCCTCGACAGCACGAACGTCTCGAACTTGCTGGTCATCATTCGGCAACCGAACATCGTGCCGAACAGCGACACCGGGTCGATCAGGTGCGGCCGGACGGCGCGCACGTTCTCGATGATGTAGGGCTTGCCGCTGGCCTGCAGCAGCTTCCGGGTCTGGGGAATGAGGTTGACGTGCCGGTGGCGGGCTTCCTCGGGGGTGATCTCGCTGCCGAACTGGCAGGGCGGGCTGGCATGGATGGCGTCGGCCATGGCCAGCAGGCGCGGGTCGATGCCCAGCACGTCCATGCGCAGGTACGGCCCGGCCGGGTAGCGCTTCATCAGGGGCGCCGTGTCCACGCCGATGACGCTCCAGCCCGCGCGGCGGTAGCCTTCACCGGCTCCGCCCTCGCCACAGAACAGATCAATCAGAAGGGGCCGGGTCATGCCTCTTGCCCCTGTAGGGCCCGCAACGCCCGCCAAGGGTCGCTGGACGGGCCGTGATCGGCTTCGTCGATGGACACCTCGTAGCGATAGATGGTGGACTTTACCCGGGTTTGTCGCCTCCGCTTGTTAGGCCTCTGTGCAGCCCTCCCGCGCGCGGGGACGAGGCCTTGTGCCTCCATCCAGCCGGTCACCTGCTGACGCACGTTTGTAAGCTGGTGGTCCCGATTCAGGGGACTGCTGGAGATGGCGAACTTGTGGTGGCCGCCGTTGTGATCGACGTGGACGGCAAGGTGCTTGCCGCCCGGTTCTGTCCGGCATGTGATGCCGTGAGGTTCCAGCATGGACCGGATGATATCGACGGCTTCTCGCTCGCACCGCTTCATTGTGGTCTGTCCTGATAAGCGGCCCACGCGCTCCATAGGGCCTCGTTGTCGTTCGCCCCGGTGCCGGTTGCAGAGTCCCCGGGGTAGCTGCAGATCACCGTCAGCCGGGCCCTGTGCTGGCCCTCATGGACGTAGGCCTCCCAGAGGAAGTCCAGTTCGCCGTCGGTGGCGTACCAGCGCGCGACGCGGCTGGTCACCCTGCCCCTCTGGGGTCTTCTCCTGTAAGGGCTGCGAGGACGGCGTCGGCCACCCACCCGGCTTGAATGTCCAGCTTGTGCGACTGGCTGCTGTCGATCATTGGGTGCCGGTCTAGAACCGGACGAACGGCCTTGATAATCTCCTCCCTGCTCACCCCTACCGGAACGACAGGCTGGTCCTCAAAAACGAGTTTGCCCGCGTCGTTTTCCCGGAACTGACGGTCGCACGATTGGCAAATCCAGCCCTCGATATGGCCACCGCAGTCTTGACAGGTGGCTCGCGCCACCGCCTCCCCGCTCCCTACCGGAACGACAGGGGCAATGCCGACAGACCGCGCCCCCGCTGGCCCCATGAGTTCAGCGAAGTGGTGGGCGCAGATATACCGAGTGAGGTTGTGGCGGTTAGGGTTCGGCTCGTCATCCGCAAACTCCTCCCCGACCTTTCGGACCGCAGGCTTTCCGCACCAGCAGACTTCACCTTCGCAAGTCTCGCTAACAAACACCCCCTCTGGTGCAGGAACGACAGGGGATGCGTAGCGGGGTTCGGAGATGCAATCGCACTCCTTCAAACCCATTGAACACAGGCGACACAAAAGGGCCTCCCCCTCTGGTGCAGGGGTGCGCCCCTCCATATCAGCGGGGAGTTCGTCGGGGGTCATGATGCTTTCCTCTTGGACTTGGCGGCGGCGCGGGCTTTCGCGCGATCAACCCGCCGTGTCTGGTGATTGCGAGTGTCGGGGTCCGCCGTGAACGTGTGCGTGAAGACCTCGCGGACCACATGGCGCTTTCCGTTGATGAAAATGGTCTGGCCCGGCGTCAACGTCATGCTGGCGCCCGACGTGGTGTATGTGGCATCCGAGGTCATGATGCTTCTCTCTGCTTAAGCATGGCGTCGGCAAGGGTGTAGGCGGTTGCTGCATAAACAAGACCGTCAGTGGTGTCGTATGAGCGAGCCGCCAAAAGCCCCGTCAGTGCGGCCATTGCAAACTCATCGCGGGTCCGGTCGTAAACCGGCGCGGTGGCGAGCGGGTATGGCGTCGTCGGTAACTGCAACTGAACTTTTTCCATCACAGAAACCACAGGCTGATAACCCCGGCCATTGCAGCCAAGATGATGAGGCTGCGCGGACGCAGCACCTCGGCCACGGCCCTGAACCACAGCGGCGGCTCGTCGCACGGGCGGAAGTCCCAGCCTCTGTGGCTGGCTTGGTCGGTAGTCATGGCGGCCACACGGCGGTGGTCGCGAGGGTCTTGCATGTCGATCATGGGGTTGTTCCTCTGTGAAGTGATACGGTGGCACGCTCTAGCTGTTACGACAATGCAGATATCAGTTCGTGGACGGATGATGGGGCTGCCTGATGTGTCTCGATCAGGTCGTTCAGCAGGGCCAGCCGACGCCGCCCCTCCGACGTGAGGCGCACGATGCAGGCGCCGTTGGCGCGGCCCATGGCAGCCGGGTGAGCCTGCAGCCAAGGCCTTGCGCCGCGCGGTTCGGTTTTCACGTCGGCACCTTGCTCGGTGAAGCGGATGCGATCGTCGGAGCGCAGGTCGATGCGGCGCACCGGGGGCTCAAACAGGGCGTCCTCGGGCTCACTGGGCTTGGCCTGCAGCGCGTTAACCCGGAAGACCATCACAGGCCCCGGGAGGCCCCTGTAGGGCTGTTTGTCGGTGCCGATGAACTGACGCAGCACAACGAACTGGTCAGTGATGGAAAGGGTATTCAGGGCGTCCATCAGTCGGTGCCCTCGATCGAGGCCTTGGCGGCGGCGACAGTGGGGAAGGTTGCGCCCATCATGCTGTTGAGCGCGCCCTTGGGCTCGTAGCGGTAGCCGCCCTCGAACGGCCGGATGCGGCCCACCATGCGGCGATCAAGGCGCACCACATACTCGGTCTTGGCCGGAACCTTCCCGAAGGTTCGCTTTTCGTAGGTGATCATGTCGTTTCACTCCCAAGTGATAGCTAGGCTATGGGAGGAACATATATCAGAGAACTGATATAGCAAGCGGGAAAATGATCAGACCGGCTTTTTCGTTTTCCCGGCCCCAGCGAGGCCTCCCTTGCGGCCGGAGGTCTCGGCCAGTGTGCGGTCTTTCGAGAATGAACGCTTCTCGTCCGGCACAGAGCGACCACCCTTGGCTGCGATCTCGGCGACGCGGGCCGGGTCCATGCAGGCGAAGCCACGGCGGGCCTTGGGTTTGGCGGATTCAGTCACGGGTTCACCTGTTGCAGAGCCGGGGGCCCTCCATAGCATAGCTGACAAAAATGGACAGCCCCGGCTTCGCTACTCGATCGGCTCCGGCTGCTCCGGCGGCTCCACGCCGTCGTCATCAGTGCGGTCCACGTCGGGCAGGGGCCGATCAGGCTGCCCGGCCATCGCCTCTTTCCAGCCCGGGACCGGCCAGTAGATGCGGTCCTCCATGATAGCCGCCTCCAGCCGCTCCTGCAGGGCGGCCGTGGTCTGGTCGCCGTACACCTGCAGGATGGCATTGTAGGCCCCCTCCAAAGCCCGGCGCGTCGGCCCGGAAGGGTTCAGCAGCCACACCCGGTTGGCCCAGCAGTAGCGCTGCGCCATGCCGATATCGACGCCGCACGCCACGGCGGCGCCCGCGACGGGGTAGGATGCGCTCTCGGGGGCCGGGTTCATCGGCCCACCTCGAACGGCATGGGGGTGGTGGCGCTGGCCACGATGGCGTCAATCGCCACGCGGGTTTCAGTAGTCATAGCCTTGAGCCCGACGGCCTGATTCATGTCCTCCGCTGCCTGCAGGGCCCGAAGGATGGCCAGCATGCCCGGGGCGGAGCGCCAGAGCGCTCCGTCCACCGGCGGCTCGGTCTTGATAATCTCGCTCCAGAGGGCCCGCTTGCCGTCAGGCCAGATGGCGAAGATGGCACCGATGGACACGCCAGCCGTCTCGGCGATCAGGCGGATGCCGCCGCCCTCCCAGCCTTTGGCGTCGAACACGGCCTTGGCTGCCGTCTCGATCTTCGCCCGGGTGGCGGCGCGCTTGGCGTCTCTGATGGGAGTGTTGGCCATGATCAGGCTCCCAGTTTCGCGAGGGCGGCGTTCATGCGGGCGGCGAAGGTTTCCTCGTCAGCGGCGTATTTCAGGAACGCCTCGGCCCGTGAGGTAGCCTCATTGCGCAGGGCGATTAACTCGGCCGGGCTAACCGTGGGCACCGGCTCGCCGTATTCCTCAAGGCGGGTCAAGGTGATGGCGGCGACCGGAAGTCCAACGCTCTCGGCCACCGTCTCGTCGGTGACGTTCCGGCCATAGCGGAACGTCACCGGATTGATCGCGCCCACCACCGCTGTCAGGGCTTTGGCCCACTCCGACGGTTTCAGGTCGGGGCGATCAGGCCGGATTGCGCCGGTGCAGGTGGGAGGGAAGGTCGAGTCATTCCCATGCACCACCCCGTGCACCACAGCGGTGGGGACCGGCTTGGGCAAGGCCCATTGGCAAATGTTTGGGTTCGTCAGGCGTGCGCCCTCGGGAATGGTGCCCGGTTTCGGCACGAAACCGCCGTAACCGTTCTCGTCAACAAACACCGCGTAGTCGGTCCCGTGTTTGACGTGAGCCCCCAAAATGCGACGCGCAGCGGAGTGGCCGGTTGAGGCGACACTAAGGCCGGTTTGCTGCAGGACAGTGCGGAACCCCGGCAGGTTTTCAATCTGATATTTGATGTGGGGCAGAGGGCGGTTCACCGCATGCGGGCAGCGGCGCCCCGGATATTCGGTGTACTGCTTCTTTTTGACCGGCGCCGTTCCGGGCAGGTTCGGTTGCTTGCTCATCGTGGTGGTTTCCTGTGAAGGGGTCAGGCCAGAATGGCCCAGATGGCGGCAATAAAGCCGAAGATCACGAACGCCTGCAGAGGCGCCCATGCGAGGGATGGCGCAGCGGGGCCGCGCCGGTTAGGTTTCTGTGTCATGTCGCCTCCCAAGCGAATAAAGCTAGAGCATGGGTAAGCGAGCAGTGTTCTGGCGTCAAGGGCAGATATTATGAAGCTGACATTTTCCAGACTGTGCGGGCACGATCACGCCGTAGCCAAGGTCAAGCCGGAAGACCTGTCGCTGGCCGAGAAGCTGGCCGAGAAGTTTGAGCCGCAGATCGCCAAGGCCGTTCTCGACCTCCTGCAGGCGCACGGCGACATGCTGGATATGGATGCCCTGTTAGAGGCGCTGCTATCTGGGCAGGGCGACAAGGTTCTGGCCGTAGTGGGAGCCGCCGCCGATCAGGCCGAAGCCATGATGGCGGGCAAGATGAAAGACGCCCTGCAGGATGCGGTCTGGGCGGCCGGGATTGAGGCCTTGGCGGCCCCCGGGACGGCACCGTTCATCGGCCGGGCAGAGTTCCACTTCGATCGCATCAATCCCGCTCTCACCCGTTGGCTGCAGGAGTATGACCTTGGCCTCATCAAACAGATCAGCGGCACGACGCGCGAGACCATCCGTGATGTGCTGGTGGAAAACATGCGTGTCGGTCAGGGCCCCATTAAGCAGGCCCAAAAAATCAGAGAAGCCATTGGGCTCACCACACGACAAGCCAACGCGATCGGGAACTTCCGAAAAGAACTCGAAACCTTTCACCTGAAACGGTCTGCAGCAAGTTGGGGGTTGGGCCAGCAGATCGACCGGGTGAACGGGCGGCAGGTGTTCAAGCCCGGTATCGACGGCGACCCGAAAGACGGCATCCTGAACCGCCGCCTGCGCGATTTCCGGTACGACGCCGCGCTCGCGAAGGCGCAGGCAACGAAAAAGCCCCTGACGCCTGCCCAGATCGACAAGATGGTGGCGGCCTACAAGCGCAAATACCTGCAGTTCCGGTCCCGCACGATTGCCCGCACGGAGAGCCTGCGCGCCACCAACATGGGGATTCAGGAGGCTTTCAGGCAGGCGATCGAGAAGGGCCTGCTGTCGGAGGACTTGGTCCGCCGCCGGTGGGTGGTGGCCGCCGACGAGCGCCTGTGCGAGGTGTGCGCGCCGGTCCCGGGCATGAACCCGCCACAGGGTGTGAAGTTCGCCCAGCCCTTCGCCACGCCCGTGGGGCCGGTGATGATGCCGCCTATTCATCCCAACTGTCGTTGCACCCAGTTTATTCGCACGATCGAGCCGCCGAAGCCTGTCAGTCCAGCTTGAGCCCCTTGGTGTAAACGGCGCTGGCCAGACGGGTGAGGAAGTGAGACGCTGCCCTGAACGCGGCGGCGGTGATCGGCGACATGCAGTCGTCAGCCTCCTCGCCAAGCGCGCGAGCGAGACCGGTGAGGCGACGGTAGGCTGTCAAGTCGTCCGTCGTTCGCATAGGCTCGCTGCACGGAATCAGGGGGCCACCATGGCAGACGGCGAACAACTCGGACAGCGCATAGCCGCCCTGATGGCCCGGGTTGAGGAGAGCGTCGCCAAGGCGCGCGACCCTCGCGACGGCGACGGCGACGGAAAGATCAATGACGGCAAGCCCAACGAAGGCCCGGCCTTGGGCGCTGTCGAAAAGCCCGGCGGCCACGGCAGCGAGGGCAAGGCCATGGCATCGGTCGGGTTCGTCGGAAGCAAGACCAACCCTGCCAAGGTTATGCCGGGCGAGCCTCACCCTACGGTCCTCAAGGATATCGGGCAGGAAGCTGCTGATGCGGTCTGGGCGAAGATCGCAGACAAAGCCCCCGCTGCTGAACTGATGGCGGCTCTGGAGCCTGCCGCCGAGAAGATGCGGCTGATCACGCCGACGGTCACGCCGGACATGACGAACGAGCAGATGCAGGCCTTCGTGGGTGGGCGCACCTACGCGGGCGGCAAGGATATCGACGAAACCCTTGACGATCTGGTGGCCACGGCGAAGGGCTACGCCAAGGGCAAGCTGGCCTACGATCGGAAAATGACGGTCGTGGTGGGGCCTCCGGCCGCCGGTAAATCCACCGTGTCTGAACTGCTGGCCGAGCAGCAGGGCGCCGCGATCTGGGACAGCGATGACGCCAAAAAACTGGTGCCCGAGTTCGCCGGTGGTCTTGGCGCTGCAGCCGTTCACGAAGAGTCCAAGTTCATCAGCGATGCTGTCGGGATGGAACTGCGCGCCAGCGGCGCCAACATCATTTACCCGGTCGTCGGCCACAACCGAGAAAAACTGGCCGGGCTTATTGACGACTACCAATCCGAAGGCTATACGGTCGAGCTGTTGCACGTCATGGTGACTCCTGACGAGGCTGCGCGCCGCATGGCCGCGCGCTATTTGAAAACCGGGCGGCTGATCGACCCCGGCTACTTCGCCTCGATCGGCGACAAGCCCAAAACCACATATCAGACCATCAAGGGAGAGGCGGACGGCTATGCCGAAATCGACGTTAACGGACCCCAAGGCTCCGAGCGCATCACCGAATCCATCGGCGTCAAAAACCTCGTGGCGGGACGGGCCCTACGGCCCGGCGGCGGAGGAACGGATGGAGGCCCGGGCCAAATGGATGCGGGAGGGGCAGGTGTCGCTCCGCAAACGACCGCTGGAGGCTCCCAAGGCATAGGGGGCAACCCTGACGCCAAGGTGTTTTTCGAGGTGGCGCCGGACCCGAACGATGCGGGTCTGACGGCACGTTGGAACGCTCTGGACGACGCCGACAAGTTCGAGATCAGCCAGTCGGTTTCGGCCGATCTGGTCCCGAAAGCGCTGGAGGCTGTCGGCAGCAAGGGTGAGTTTTCGGAGCAGATCGGCGGCTATCTGGGTGCGACGAACCCGAGCCTGTCGGTTCGCGTCGATGACCCGGCCAAGGCCATCGAACTCTCCAAGGTGCTGGGCTTCGCGCTGTCACAGGACAGCATGATGGTGGTTTCCGAAACCGCCGCCGAAGGCATGGAGCCGGTCGGCATCGTCACGATCGAACTGCCGGAAAGCGAGCGCGATCTGGCCTCTGTTTCCACCCTGTATGACCGCCTCTGGGCGATTAAGGGCGAGGATGGCGAACCCCTGATTGGCGGTCACTCGACTGCTGACGGGCAGATGATCGTGCTGAACTACAGCGGTGTGCCGACGGATAAGCTGGCGGACTTGATCGACGCACAGCTTGAGCGTAAATACGACATTTCGACCGACGAGGCCTATTCGGCCTTCCCTGACAAAAAGGAATACGACTATGCCAGTGGTGCCACGGAAGGGGCCGCACCCCTTCGCCAAGCCGCTGGTCGTCTTCGGAGTGAAGCGACCACCCTCGTCGGCAAATACCTCGCCCGAGCCGAAGGGCGCAAAGCCCGCCGCCCCCAAGGCGTAGGCATCACCAAGGCCAAGCCCGGCACTCTGCGTGCCGAGATGGACGCCTTCGCTATGGCCCTTTCGATGGCCAGCGAGCCCGTTGAGCCTGCCGTCGAGCCGAGCGCGATCGAGCGCGTGCGCAAGGGCATCAAGGGCCTGTGGCAGTCGTGGATGCACCCCCGGGCCCCAAAGGGCCACCCGGACGGTGGCAAGTTCCAGCCGAAGCCCGGGTCTGATGCTGCGCCGAAGCCCAAGGTGACGTGGAGCAGCGGTCCGCTGTTCGACACGCCGAAGCCGAAGGCAAAGCACCCGCTTGATTTCAACGGCATCACGAAGCCGTTCGACGGCCCGAAGACCGGCCCGAAGTGGACCGGGAAAACCGACACTGGTGCCGACAAGTCGTACTCTCTGCCGTCGAGCGCTGTGAAGCACCCGCACACCGATGATGACGGTGGCGAGGTCTGGGTCAAATACCCGTCCAAGGCCAGCCCCGAGGTGGTGTGGAACGACCCGGACGCCACGGCGACGTTTACCCCAAACAGCCCGGCCCCTGCCGTGCTGCAGGGCATCCCCACGAAGCTGGCCTACAAGCCGCCCCAGACGGCGGCCGAGTGGGTGAAGGTGCCGGGCCAGAACCCGGCCGTTGAAGCCATGCTGCCAGAACTGACGGCCCCAAAGGGGAAAAACATCGGCGCTGGCGTGATCGTGCAGGAGGAGGACGGCCGGGTCTGGATTGTGAGCCCCACGAACGGCTTTGGCGGCTACCGCCAGACGTTCCCCAAGGGCACCTACGAAGACGACGTGCCGAGCCTGCAGGCGAACGCCATCAAGGAAGCGTTCGAGGAGTCTGGTCTGCAGGTGGAGATCACCGGCGTTCTGGGCGACTTCGAGCGCACCACGTCAACGGCCCGCATGTATCTGGCCAAGCGCGTCGGCGGCAGCCCTGCCCGCATGGGCTGGGAGTCGCAGGCTGTCCGGCTGGCGCCCGTCTCGACGCTGCGCACATGGCTGAACAACGGATACACGGACCACCCGATTGTAGAGGCGCTTGAAGACCTCACTGGAGTGAAGGTCCGCAAAAAGTTCGACGAGAGCAAGGTTGACCGCTGGCCCAAGGGCACGCCGCTGGGCGGCCAGTTCAAGGACCAAGGTGGCGGTTCCGGGGGCTACCCGGCTCCGCCCAAGATCGGCTGGAAAAAGGACGGCTCCGGCCCGGGCGCGAACGCGACCTACTATAACCAGATGAAGGCGGTCTTCGATGCTGCTGTGAAGGGCGATATTGCCCCGGCTGCAGCGCTCTACAAAAAGAACTTCGCGATCATGGATGCCTTCAATCCGAACGTGAAGACGAACTCCCACACGAAGTGGAAGGCGCAGGTCGGGCAGTACGCCATGGAACTGATGTTCGTGTGGCAAGGGAAAGGCATGGCGGCCCAGTCGGCCAAAGTGATCGACGGCAAGCTGGGGCCGCAGTCCATCTCGGGCTGGACCCTGATCAAGAGCGACGGCATCGGCGGCACGGCTCCCAAGGGCCTCTACGAGGACGCCGACGGCCAGAAGTGGCTGGTGAAAGGCAACCTGCAGGGCAAGGACGACGCCCGGGCCCGCAACGAGGTGCTGGCGTCCAAACTGATGGAGGCTGCTGGCATCCCCGCGCCCGAGTACAAGCTGGTCGATCTCGGCGGCAAGTATGGTGGCGGTCTGGGTGTGGCCACAAAGTGGGTTGAGGGGCTGCAGAAGATCAGCACCCCCGGCCAACGGTCCAAGGCCAAGCAGCAGTTCGCGGTCCATGCGTGGCTGGGGAACTGGGATGTGGTGGGCATGGGCGGCGACAACCTGCTGGTGACGCCAGACGGCGAGGTGGTGAACATCGACCCGGGCGGCGCCCTGCTGTACCGCGCCCAAGGCCAACCGAAGACGGCCATGGAGTTCACTGCCGGTGCACCGGACTGGGAAACGATGCGCGACCCGGCCAAAAACGCGGATGCGGCTGGTCTGTTTGGCAGCATGAACGCCACCGGCCTGCAGGACTCCGCCGAAGCGCTCAAGGGCATGACCGACGAGAAGATCACCGCGCTGGTGGATGCCTACTGGGTGGACGACGGCCAGAACACCAAGCAGAAGCTGGCCTCGAAACTGATGGCACGCCGGGACCAGATTCTGGCCAAGGCCAACCTCGCCCCGATGAACCTTCCGGCCGCGAGCGACGCCCCGCAGGCTGCGTCCAGCACGATGTACGACGTGGCGGCCAAGACTGGCGCGTTCGTCGCCGAGCCGCCAGTGGTGTCGCCCGGCGGGAAGGCCGCCGAGTCGATCGCGACGATACAGGCCGACGAGCAGGCCATGGGCAAGGCGACCTTGGCCGCCAAGCCGATGTTGAGCATGCTGAACAACACATGGCTGACGAACGCCATGAACACCGACGGGAAGACGAAGTGGGATGCCATGAAGGTGGCGGCCTACTACGGCCAGCTTGCGGCGTTTCACGACGGCATCAGCCCGGCGAGCATCGCCCAGATACCAGACGCCATCGCGAAGTACCTCTACACCGCCAGCGAGTTTGAGGAGGCCAACAACAAGTTCGGCACCGGCAAGCCCGGCGTTACCACGATGGCGGCTGGCGTCTCGCTGGCCAGCACACCTTCGGCCGCATCATCCGGCTACCCCGAGATCACCGACATGAAGTCGGCCCAAGAATACGCCGAACTGGCGGTCATGGATGCGCAGGACGGATTGATGCCAACCGCGCCCAAAGGGCCCGGGATGCACGGCAACACGGAAGACGTGAACTGGCTGAAAAAGAAATACATAGAGGGTTTCCCGCCGTCAAAAAGCACTCACGAACTCATTTTGAATGACAATCTTTACGACAAAGCCAGCACGCAAGGTGTTGCTCTGGGCGGCTACGGCAAGGCGCTGGCCACCTATCATGACGTGCTGGCCGGTGTGACGCCGAAGTGGGGCGAAAAGACCGCGTCGGGTGCCCCCTCTGTGGTCTTCGACATGATCAGCGCGGAGTACTACGCCAAGCAGGCTGTCCGTCTGGGCAGCAATGGCATCCAGCCGCTGCCTCCGACCCTGCCGGGTGACGCTTATTCCGAAGGCATTTCGTGGCTGCAAAGCAAGTACGGGCCGGGCGGGCCGGGAGCGGTGGCCTCGACACATGCCAAGGCGCTCGCCGGGACATTGTATGGCACCGAACTCGATGCGGGCATGCCGAACACCACGGCCATAAACGCTTACGCGAAGGCGATGGCCACCAACTGGGAGATCGCCACCGGGAAAAAGGCGAAAGGCGCGGTCGACACCGACGCCCTGTATGCGGAACTGACGGCAGACACCGTGAAGCCCGCCCTGCCCGACTTCGCGGCGGCCAAGCTGGACGCCTCGAACTCAAACGCGTCCAGCCACAACGCCAAGGTCGACCTGATCGAGAAGCTGGCCAATGTCGGCAACAAGTCCGGCATCCTCGGTCTGAACTACGGCACCAACACCTACGGCAAAAAGCAGGCTGCGCTGGCGAACAATGCGCTGGCCGCGCTGGGCTCTCCGCACAAGGTGGTCCCGGGGCAGAAAAAGCTGGCCCACCCGGCCCTAACCGGTGCTGCCGAGAACGCTGCTGCCGCCGACGAGATCGAGGAGGTGGTTGAGGTTGTCGAGCCGACGCCCGCCAAGCCGAAAAAGGTGGTGATCACGAAGGCCGATCTGCCTCCCAAGCCCACTTTCGACAAGTCCTCCAAGGCGTGGAAAAACACGGTCAACCAACAGAGCGTCGATGCGATTGAGGCTGCTGCCCTCGAAGGCAACCTGACCAAGCTGAAAGGCCTGACGTACCCGGAGCATATTGACGACGCCGAGGGCACACTGACGGGCAAGCAGCTAGAGTTTTCGGCTCACCCCTCAATGAAGATGCAGGGGTACTGGTCCGACACGATGAAGGCGGTGGACGACAAGTTCAACCCGCCCAAACCGCTGGTCCCTGCCAAGACGATCAAGAAAGCCTCTCTGGCCAAGATTGCAGAGGCGTTCCCGACGGCGCCCCTGCTGACGACGGTGAAGCAGATGCCGATGAACCAGCGCGTCGGCTTCTGGATGGCCCTTGGGCAGGTTCAGGGCGAGCGCGCCGACTTTCTGCCCAAGGCTCCGATCACCGAGACGGTGCCCGCCTCGTTCAAAAACAGCATCCCGGGTCTGCGCGAAAAGGCCTCACCCCTGTCCAAGCAATTTATGAACTCGGTGCAGGGCTCTGGCGCCATCAATGATGCCTACAATCAGGGCAAGACGACGCACGGCAGCATTGACCTCGTTGCCGCAAACGTCGCCATGCACAAGGACGCCGTGGAACTGCCGGAGGGCTCGACGGTCTACAAGTGGCTGCGCGTCGAGCCGAACATGCAGGCGGCCCTGCTGTCAGCGCCAGTAGGGACTGTGCTGCAGAACCCGGGCAGCGCTTGCAACAGCATGTCGCCAACGTCTACCTCCGGCTTTGCGGGCTCCGACCCCAAAACCCGGGCCCGCATCGTCTATCGCGCGGCCAAGGGGGCCAAGATGATGCCGACCTACAAGGGCTCCGGCTACAGTTACGACAGCGAGGCGGAACTGACTTCTCTGCCCGGCGCTCGCATGGTGCTGCTGGGGACAAAGAAAATGGGCAACCACTTTGAGATCGAGGTGACGCTGCTGCCGCCGCACAAAAACAGCCTTCTCACCAAGCTATAGCTATTTGAAGCGGCAGGGGTTACGTTGAGGCCATGACAGACTCGTCCAATCCCGGCGGCAGCGCCGAAGTGCGGCCCGATATCATCCTCAAGGACTTGCCGGTCCTTGGGGATGACAGGCCTGCCCTCAACACGATCGAGGGTGTGGAGTCTGTCGTCCGGGCGTTTGGAACGCGGTTGGTGGGCTACCGCCGCAAGTATCTCGAAACAGGCAAAGCCGAGGCCCCCGAGGCGTTCGTGGAGGCCGAAGCCAAGGCCATGACCGACATTTTCTATGGCCGGAACCCGGACTACGCCACGACGCCATGGAACAGCCCCGACCAGATGGGGTACGGCTTTGGCGACAGCGTGGGCATCGCTGGTGAGCCCGAGGAGGCCATGCAGGCCTACTGGTCGAGGCTGGCCGGTGACATGTTCGACTTGATGGTGAAGCATGAAAACGGCATGGACGACGAGCAAGCCCAGTTCGCCCTCGACGTGATGATTGAGGAGTCGGTCTACGCCATCCTCCGCCTGCCTCTGTCCGCCGACTGAATCCCGTGCCATAGTCGCCCCCTGAATCGGGGTCTGTCCCCGTAGCTACGGCCGGGGGCGGCATGACTGACGGCACCGACACCGACGACGACCTGCATCTCTACTTTGAGATCGAGAAGGCTGCGCCGGACGGTTCGTTCGTGCGCGGCTGGGCCTGTGTAACCTCCGACGATGGCCGCCCGGTGAACGTGGACTGGGATGGCGAGGTCTGCCCGATGCCGGTCCTGCGAACTGCCGTGCATGAGTTCATGGCTGGAGAACGCGTCGCCAAGGTGATGCACGACGGCAAGCAGACCGGCGCGATCGTTGAGTCCGTCCTGATCGACGATGATTTTGCCAAGGCCATGGGCATCACGCACAAGAAACGCGGCTGGTGGGCGGGCATGGAGGTGCACTGCCCGGTCGCCAAAAGCAGGGTTGTCCGGGGCGAACTCAAGGGGTTCAGCCTTGGCGGCAGGGGCAGCTTTCACCCAACGGTGGCGAAATGACCGAGGAACTTCCGACGAAAATCAAGCGCGTGTTCAAGCGCCTGCGTATCGGCGAACTGTCGCTGGTGGACGAGGCCTGCGTGCCCGGTTCCGACGTTGTGGTGATCAAGGCTCGCAAAGGGGGTCTGTCCGAGACGCACGAATCGTATGACAACCGGGACCGAAGTGAAGGTCAGTGGCACCCCGGGGGCGCCCAAGTTTCGGAAGCCGAACTGATCGAGAAGGGACTCAAGCCCTACGCCGATCTGGTCGAACAGCTTGAAGCCTCCTCGATCAGCGTCTCTGACTTTCTGGCCCAAGGCGATGCCATGGTGGCGAGCCTGATGACCGAAGCCGAAACCGGCGGTTCTCCGGTTGCGAAATCAGCGGCAAACACTGTCGCGTCGATGGTTATGGAGAGCGTCGTGGACCTCAAGGAACTGAACACCGCCTACGCCGCCCTTGAGGCCCGCGTTGAAGTCCTGAACGGCGAAACGAACGTGGCCAAGGGCCGTGCTGCGGCTGCCGAGGCCGCTCTGGCCGAGGCCAACGCCGCTTTGGCCGCCAAGGACGAGCAGATCGCCAAGTCGAAGCCCGCCCCGACGCAAGCCGAGCAGGACGAGGTCGTTCTCAAGGGCCTGCCGGAACACCTGCGCGCCGAGTTCGTCCAGAACCGCGCCGATCGCGAGGCCCGCGACAACGAGGCCGAGGTGGCCAAGGCCCGCAAGATGGGCTTGGCGGACCCGGAGGCCGTCGGCAAGGCTCTGCGCACCCTGCGCGCGGCCGATGCTGATGCGCTCGCCATCGTCGAGAAGGCGATGTACTCCGCCGCCGACACGAACAAGGCGGCCAAGGGGCTGATGAAGTCCTACGGTGTCGCCGTCGCCGAGGGTACTGACGGCGAGGACGACCCCGAGGCTGCCCTGCAGGCCAAGGCGGACGAAGTTCGCAAGGCTCGCCCGGAACTCTCGGCAGCCCAAGCCTACGACCTCGCGCTCGACGCCAACCCCGCCCTGTACGGCCAGATCGTGGCCAAGCGCCGCGCTGGCGCCGCGATGGCTGGCCAATAACCCGGGCTCCGCCCTCATCTCTCTGATTTTTAAGGAACGGACCCATGACCACCGCCAATCCCAAGGGCAACATCACCGTCATCGCCTCGGCCGATCTGGCCGCGCAGCAGTTCCGCGCCGTCACCAACGCTGGTGCCGTGTGCGCCAACGGTGCCAAGGCGCTGGGCATCCTGCAGAACAACCCGGCCAGCGGCCAAGCCGCCACCGTCTGCACCGAACACCTGTCCAAGGCTGTCGCTGGCGGCAACATCGCCAAGGACGCTGATCTGATGAGCAACGGCTCTGGCGCGCTCGTCACGGCCACCGGTGCCAGCGTCTGGGTTGTCGCCCGGGCCATGGAGGCCGCCGCCGCTGGCGACATTTTCCAAGTCCTCGTCACCACCACCTCCGGCAAGCAGCTTCCCGCGTAAGCGGGAGTCTGACGGCCTCAACTGAAACGTAACCGGGCGCTGGCCCAAGATTAGCCCGAAGGGGGGCACCTACGATGAACCCGACTCCCGGTGACGTGCACGTCAACACTCCGCTGACCAACATCAGCGTCGCCTACATGCAGAACGCGACCAACTTCGTCGCTGACAGCATTTTCCCGAACATTCCGGTCCAGAAGCAGTCGGACTTGTTCTGGACCTTCAATCAGGGCGACTTCAACCGCGACGAAATGAAAGTGCGGGCGCCCGGCACCGAGTCCGAGGGTGGCGGCTTCCGTCTGGGGACCGATCAGTACTACGCGCCGGTCTACGCTTTCCACAAGGATATCGACGACCAAGTTCGCGCCAACGCCGACAGCGTTCTGGCCCCCGATCGTCACGCCACGATCTTCGTGACCAACAAGGCGCTGATCAAGCGCGAGAAACTGTTCGTTACCAGCTTCTTCGCAACCGGCGTCTGGGGATTCGAGCGGGCCGGTGTCGCGTCCGGCGAAACCGGCACCCAGTTCCGTCGCTGGGATGACGCCGCCTCGACTCCGATCGAGGACGTGCGCCGCGCCAAGCGCGAGATGATGCAGGAAACCGGCTTCGAGCCCAACAAGCTGGTTCTGGGCCGGGCCGTCTATGACGCCCTGCTGGACCACCCCGATGTGATCGACCGCGTGAAGTACGGCCAGACCCCGGGTGCCCCGGCCATGGCCAGCAAGGCTGCTCTGGCTGCCCTGTTCGAGATCGAAACGATCGAGGTGATGAACGCGGTGGAGAACACGGCCAAGGAAGGCCAAACGGCCGTCCACGCCTTCATCGGCGGCAAGCATGCCATGTTCGCCTACTGCGCGCCGGAGCCCGGTCTCGAAACCGCGTCGGCTGGCTACACTTTCTCGTGGACTGGCCACCTCGGTGCCGGTGCGCGCGGCGGCCGTATCCGTTCGTTCCGCATGGAACAACTCAAGTCCGACCGCGTCGAGATCGAGATGGCTTTTGCCCAGAAGCTGATCGGCAACAAGCTGGGCTACTTCTTCAAGGACGCCGTTTCCTAACGCGACAGCGGGCGGAAACCGTGACAGTTTGCGGCGGGGGGCTCCGAGTCCCCCGCCGTTTTTCTTATCAGGAGAGCGCCGATGCGCCGCCGTACAGACCCGCTTCCGTTCAGCCCCCAATACAGCTTCGCCTGCTGGCGGGCCTTCAAGTATGAGGGCGTGGATTACATCAATGGTGACCCGTTCCCGGCCGAGGGCGTGGAGAAGCCGGGCGCGTCCATGCTGGAGAAGCTGTACCGCCAGAAAATGATCGTGGTCGCCGAGGCGCCAGCGCAGCCCATCGGTGGCGTCAAGGCTGTGTCCAAGGCCGATCGGGAGGCCGCGCTGGCCGCTCCCGTCGAATCCGATCAAGTCGAGCAGGCCCCGCTGGAGGACGAGAACGATGAACCGCATACCGCTGACGCACAGGCAGATGATGCTGCTGACAACATCGGTGATCGCGCTGCAGGTGGCAGCGAACCTGCCGCCGATGCTGACGCCGATGGAGCAGGTGCGGCTCCCGATCAGCCCGTGGGAGCGCTAAAGCGCCACTACCGTGGCTTCGACGGCCATGACGTTGTGGCCGAGAACGGGTATGTGGTCGCCAAGGGCATCAAGTCGAAAGACGAGGCCGATGCGATCGTAGCGGCTGGGCTTCCGCCGAAATAACGGGAGGGCAATGTGGCGCTGATTGTTGAAAACGGGACCGGGCTCGTAAACGCGGACTCGATGGCCTCTGTGGCCGAACTTGACGCCTACCTGTCGGCGCACGGCCTTGCGGCGGTCGCTGACGTGACGACCAAAGAGGTGGCCCTGCGCCTCGCCTCTGAATATGCGGACACGGTCCGGCGCTACAAAGGGACCACACTGTCGCCCAGTCAGGCCTTCATGTTTCCGCGAGAGGGCCTGACTGACTGGAGCGGGCACGTCATCACCGGCGTGCCCGTCCGGCTCAAAAACGGGGTCTTGTTCCTCGCCTCACAGGTTCTGGCGGGCGAGGCCTTGTACGAGAACATCACGGCGCCGGAAGTGGCCAGCGAGTCTGTGGGGGCGATCAGCGTCTCCTATGTGGCAGGCTCAAACCGGCACAAGGCTTTCACCACCTTCGACAGGCTGGTGGCCCAGTATGTCCGCCCAGACAATCAAGCGATCGCTGTCCCCGGCTGGTCTCCGCCGGAGGGTGACAACGCCTTCTCGATCGGCATGCACGATTTTGCCACGGCGCCGCTCGATGAGGTGGAGTGATGGTTGCCCTGTATGACCGCCTGCGTGCGACGACCGGCCGCCTGATCAAGTCCAAAGGCGTACAGGCGACGTTCACCCGGCAGGCTGGCCAAACCGGCAAAGACCCGGTCACGCAGCAACGGACCACAGCGTCGGCTTCGGGCTCGTGGGTTCGCTGGGCGGTCGGCTTGCCCCCGGGCCGATCGTGGTCGTTTCGCGACGGCACGCAGATCACGGCGGGCATGGAGGAACTGCACGTCTTCCCCGAAGGCTACACGCCGATGGGGGGAGATCGTGTGCGCTGGAAGGGGCAGGACTGGAAGATCGTGGACGCCGTGGTTTACGACCCTGATGGCGACGCCGTGATTTATTTCCGCGTCCTGATCGGCAAGTGACGGTCGAGTACAACGCCGGTATCCAAAAGTGGCTTTCGCAAGTCGAGGCCGATCTCAAGGCGGTCGCTCGTCAGTCTGCCTACACTCTGGCCTTTGACGTGGTGACCTCGACGCCGGTCGACACGGGGTTCCTGCGCGGAAGCTGGCAGCCGAGCATCGGCGACATACCCCCGGCCAAGGCTGATGTTTCGCTGGACCCGGGTGGCGCGCTGGCCATGGCCGATTTCGCGGTTCAGGTCGAGACGCTGGAACTGGGCTCGACGATCTATTACACCAACGCCTGCGTCTATGCCCGCCGCATCGAGTATGGCTTTGTGGGCATGGACAGTCTGGGGCGAAACTACAATCAGGCCGGTCGGTTTTACGTCACGAACAATGTGAAGCGCTGGCCCGCAATCGTTGAGGCTACTGCGAAGGGGCTGGCGGCATGACGGCGCGCAAGATCATTCCAAACATGCGTGCGGCGGCCCGGGCCCGGCTGTTGACGCTGTCCCTTCCGGTGTCGGCTATCCCGGGCAGCGCTGTAATCGCCGGAGACACGCTCACAGCGGCAGGGAAGGACTTTGGGGCTGATGGGCACGCGCCGGGCGATTATGTGGTTCTGGCGGGCTTCTCTGCGGCAAATAACGGCCTTCATCGGCTGGAGGGTGTGGCTGGCAACACGCTGACGTTCGGCCGGGCCCTGACCAACCAAAGCGTGACAGGCGGCAGCGTGACCGCCTACATGCCGCAGGTGGCGTGGGAGCGCGAGACTTTCCACCCGGTCGAGGGCGTGCCTTTCATCAGTGAGGTGTTCCGGCGCATCGGCGGACAGCCCGTTCTGTTTGGCGGTCAATGGCGCCATGACCTGCTTCTGTCGCTGACATTGCAATGGCCGTCCGGTCAAGGCACTCTGGGCATCGAATCTATGGCAGGCCGACTCTTGGAACTCTACCGCCCCGGCACCGGACTTTCGTTCGGGGGGAACGTAGGGAAGGTGGCGTCTGCTGATCAGGCCCCCCTGAATGAGGAATCGGTCTGGACAGCATGCGCCGTCACTGCATCGGTGACGGCATGGACCGAGAACTAGGAGGCTTGCCACCATGCCCATCCAACCGAATGTTGGCGCGACTATCACTGTCGGCGCTGAAACCACCTTTGGCACGGCCGCCGCAACCGGTCTTGTAACCGCGCAGCGCACCCGTCGTGTGTCCTCGTCGCTGGCTGGCACCAAGGCCGCCTTCGCGTCCAACGAGGTGCGGGCTGATCAGCAGGTTTCCGACGTGCGCCACGGCACTTTCGGCGTCGCCGGTGGCATCCAAGGCGAACTCTCGACCGTCAGCTACGATCTCCTGCTGGCAGCGCTGATGCGCTCGACGTGGGGCACTGCCCTGTCGATGACCCAGACGGTCTGGACCACCCCGAACGTCGCCTTCACTGTGTCGGGCGGCGGGGTTTTCCGCGCCACCTTTGGTGCGTCGGGCGGCTCTCTGATCACTGTGGGCTTCCGGGTTGGCGATATCGTCCGGTTCACGGCTCTGCCAGCCGGTCCGGCGGCGACTTCACTGCTGAACAACTACCTGCGCATCACGGCGATCACCGCGACGACCATGGACTTCACGTTCTGCAATGCGGAACTGACCATGCTGGCGGCCCCGACGCATGCCACTTTCACCATGGAGGTCGTCGGCCTCAAGATCACCAACGGCGTTCTCAAGCCGTCGTTCACGATCGAGCAGTCCTACGACGATATCGACGTGTCGGAACTGTTCACCGGCGTGCGCGTGGGCGGGGGCAGCTTCCGTGTTGCGCCGAACGGCAACGCCACTGTCGGTTTCGACTTTGCGGGCCGCAAGCCCGAGATTCTGACCGGGGCCTCTGCGCCCTACTTCACGGCACCGGTGGCTGCAGGCTCGACCGGCATCGTCAACGGTATCGGCGGCAGCATCCGTGTCGCCGGTGTCGATCAGGCCATCATCACCGGCTTCGACGTGAACGTGAACCTCAACCTGTCGGCCCCGCCTGTGATCGGCCCACGCTTTGTGCCCGACATTTTCTACGGCCGCACGACCGTGACCGGCATGGTTACGGCCTTCCTCGAAAGCCAGAGCCTGATCGCCGCCTTCCTCAACGAAACCGAAGTCGAGATCGCCGCGCTCGTCCCGGGCGCCGTGGCCAACTCGGACTTCCTCGCGTTCAACATGCAGCGCGTCAAGCTGATGGGCGCTCAAAAGCAGATCGGGCCCGAGGGCGGCGTGATCGTCCAGTTCCCGTATCAGGCAACCGTTAAGTCGGGGACCGGCTTCGACACCAGCACGCTGGTCATCCAGCGCAGCAACCTGACGTAACCGAACCGCGCTGGCCGCGCGTGGGGGATTATGGAGTGGCGGGGGGCCAGACCCGCCACTCAACCGTTTAGGAAACAGGACCACCATGACGAAACCCACCGAACTCGGATTCCACGCGCCCGGCCTCGACACGGTCACCATGTCAGAATCTGGCGTGGACATGCCCGTCATTCGCGCCGACGGCACGCCGCTCAAGCGGCAGGACGGAAAGCCCGTCGTTTTCACCCTCTATGGCCCTGACAGCAAGGCCTACCGCACCCAGAACCGCCTGCAGCGCAAGCGTCAGATCGAGCGCTCCAGCCTTGGTGAGCGCACCGACGAGCAGCGCGCGGACGATGCCGACGAGGACGCCGTGCTGTTCCTCGCTGGCATGATCAAGGGCTGGAATGTGCAGCTTTCCGACGGCACCGAGGCGCCCTGCGATGCGGCCACCATCTCCCGGTTCCTGCGCGCCTACCCGATCAGCCGCGATCAGGCTGACCAGTTCATCGCCCGCCGGGTCGCTTTTATGAAGGCGTCGTAGGCCGCACCCTTGCCTACGGCCGCCAGAAGTTCAGGGCGCGCGTTGCGACCTCGGACGGGGCTTCGGTCAACGACCACTGGGCGGTTGCCAAAAAGGCTCTCATCGCCGCCGGGAAGCACAAGGCGGTTGTGCCCGAGGAGGAGGCGGTGCTGCCTGTCGAGGCGTTCCACCTCTGGTCTGTTTTCGTTGACCTAGATCAGGGCCGCGAGGCCGGTTTCAGTGGCGGGCAGGCGATATCGCACATGGAAATCGCGGCCCGCTGCCAGAACATGGACGACCCGCTCTCTCCGTGGGAGATAAGGACCATCCGGGCGCTCGATTCTATGCGTCGGGGCGATGACAAGGATGGAGGGGCGACCGATGGCTGATATTGCCCCGCTGGGCTTTGCGATCGACACGGGCCCGCTACTCAAGGCTCAGGAGGCCGCAGAGGCGGTTGCCGAAAGCCTCAAGGGTGTCGGTACGGCCGCCGGGCAGGCCCAACAGGCCACTTCCGGCATGGCGCAGGGCGCGTCATCGGATGCCCAGAAGCTGAACCAGACGGCGCAGGCCGCCGAAGCGCTGGCCAAGGCCAACGAGCGTGTCGCCGAGAGCGCCGCCAAGGCTCAACAAGCCCAGACTATGCTGGCGACGGCGCCGAAGCCGACACCTGCTGCCGCTACGCCGGGCGCGGTGTCGCCCGTCAATATCCCGTCTGCCCCAATGCCTGTTCAGGCCAAGTCTGGGGGCTGGTACGCTGATCAGGCCATGGCCGACTGGGCTGACGGTCAGGTGGCGCGCAGAGCGTCGGCATCGGCGGCAGAGCAGGCTGCTTTGCAAGCTGCTGCCGTTCGACAGAACCCTGTCGCTGCGATCGGTGCGGGGGTCACTGGTAACGCGGTGGCTGGCGCCATTACCGGAGCGGCTGGTAACTCACAGGGACGCGGCGGCATCACGGACGCCCTTGACGACACCACCCAAGCCGCAGGGGCGGCCAGCACGGCGGTAGGCCGGGCCGCGAGCGGCATGAACCTACTCTCGATCGTTGGTCGCTCTGCAGGGGCCGCGCTGGGCGTTGGCCTCGTCATGGTTTTGAAGGCCACTGCGGAGGCTGCCATCAAGGCTGCCGACGACGCGGAACTGCTGGAGCGCCGACTGGTTTCGATCACCGGGTCCAGCGCTGCAGCCGCCGAGGCGATCGAGGGCGTCAGTCGAGCGGCCCGGTTTAGTGGTTCAGAGCGCGGTGATCAGCGGGCCCTGCGCGTGGGGCTCGAAAGGGCCCCGCTCGACTCGTCGGCACAGGACATGGACACCTTTGGTTCCACGCTTGCCCTGATTGACCAGATCGGCGGTGCCAGAGCGGCAGATTTTGAGCAACTGGGCAACAAGGTCGCTTCGGCCTTCAAGGACGGTCGCGTCGAACTTGGAGAACTCAACACCCTTCTCGATCAGTCACCCGAACTGGCAAGCCGCCTTGCTGACGGGCTGAACCTTCCGATCGAAGCTATCAAGCAGATGGCCGCTGACGGGAACCTGTTTTCAGACGACTTCATCGCCGCAATCAATCGCACCTCAGAGCAGGTTCGGAAAGATATCGGCGACATGGAGCAGACCTCGGAGGCTGCCTTCACCAACATGGGGCGGGCCGCTGGCGATTTCTTCGATTCGCTGGCCGAGGAGTCCGGTCTGAACAAGTTCTCTGCGGCCATATCTAATGCCATTGCCAAGGGTTTCGATGACGCCAAGCGCGGCATCGAAGCGCGCGGCCTTGAGTATCTGCTTTTGCGTACGGCGCCCGGTGGGATGGGCGACCAATACAACGATCTGGTCCAGCGGTCTATTGATCAAGAGGAGCAAGACCGGGCTAATGGCGGCCCCCGGGGTTTGCGAGGCGGGCTTCCGATCGCTGGTGGACGCATGCCCGGTCCCGAAGGTCGGCCCGGTGCAGCCCGTCCCGGCAACAGGGTCCATACTGGCTACGATTATGCCGCGCCGGTAGGCACCCCGTTGCGTGCCCTTGCCAACGGCGTAGTCACGGACTTTAATTCCGACCCGTTCAACCGCACGCCCGGCGGCAACGCCTTGACCGTTCGCTACGAAGACGGCTCCACTGACTACTACGCCCACCTCCAGAATATCGAGGGGGACAACTGGAGACGGGGGCAGGAGTTCAGAGCCGGGGAAATGCTGGCCCGGACAGGCAATAGCGGGAACTCGACTACCGGGCCTCACCTGCACATAACAAGCCGGGACAGCCAAGGCCGCCTTCTGGACCCGGTCACGCGCCGCCCAGTGGATTCTCAAGGTCGCCCCCTGCCAGACGCTCCTGCCACTCCTGCTTCGGACCCAAACACTTCTGGTATGGTGCAGCGAGGGCAGGCGCTTCTCACATCGGGAAGTTCTGCTCAGATCGCAGACATTGATGCTGATATCCGCGACGTGGAAAGCCTGCCAGACGGGACGCCCCGCAAGGCTGAACGCTTGGCGGAACTGCGCGATCGACGGCGCGCGGCCGTGGCGGCACAGGAGAGCCTTTCCCGCACCCCATACACGCGCATGCAGGACTCTGCGCAGGACGCTCTCCGTGGCCGCGAGATCGGCGGCGGGGGGGGTGGTACTGCCATCGGCACGGCGGCGGCACGCGCCTTCCGCGCGTTCGATGAAGCTGGCTACACCGGCGCCACAGAGCAGGATTTTGTTAACATCGGCGTCGCTGGCGCGGTTGCCCAAACTCAAGGTTCAATCGAGACTCTTGGCCAGCAGGCGACAGCAGAGGAAGGCCGGACGGTTGCGGCTGGGCGCGGGCGCCTCGCCATGGACAATGCGCGCATCGCAGAGCAGACCGCCCAGTTCCGGTTCCAGAACTTCGGCACGATACAAGACGACAAGATCACCGAGGCGACCGAGAAGTACCGGCAAGCGCTGGAGCGCCTGATTGTCGCCCAACGGGCCACTGCCAATGCGCAGAGCCTGCTGAACGCCCAGAATGAGGCCGGGGTCGAGGCGGCGGCGTCTGCTGCCCTTGTGTCGGGCCAGCGCGGCTATGCCGTCGATCTCGCCCGGCAGCGGGCAGAGGAGGCGGTGCTGGCCAGCGACGGCGGAGACGTGACCGGAGCCCGTATCCGGTTCAACAGCCGAAACGCTGCCCGGGAAGCTGCCGCCAACGCCGAGTCTGTTGACGCGATGGGTGCGGCCGGTCGGTACGCCAGCATCGGTAGCGATGCGTTCAGCCGCCGACAGTTCGGCCGGATGGAGGAGGGGCGGCAGGCCGCCGAGGGCTCGTCAAACCCCATGCTGGCGATTGCGCGGGTGGTGGCCGATCAGGCGAACGAGGACGCCCGCATCACCAAGGACCGGCGCGACGCCGACGCCGAGAGCGTGCGCGTTGCCGAGCGCCAACTTGAACTACGGGGCCTCGTTGGTCGCGCCCGTCGCGAGGAGGCGGCCGTCATCCAGCGCGAGGAGGAACTGGTGCGGGACGGGCTCCTGCCTGCCGGTGCCAAACTCGCCGAGGAGGAGGAGCGGTCCGTACGCGCCAACAGCGAGCGGCTGCGCCTCATCCAGCAGCAGGCCCAGTCTATGGAGGAGATCGCCAGCATCGCCGCCAACACGGCAGACGCGGTTGGCGGAGGCGCCCGTAGCCTGTTTGCGGACCTGTTTGAAGACGGCAAGGTTGAGGCCGAGAAGTTCGTGTCGGTCATCCAAGGCGTCGTCTCCCGCATCGGCACCAACATCGCCGACGTTCTGCTGGTCCGTCCTCTGGAGCGGGCCACAGAGCAGTTCGCCGAGCAGGCAACTGATTTCCTGCAGAACACCGTGGGCGGCATGCGTGGCGATCGTGCTTCTGCGCGTGGCGGCGGGGCTGGCGCTGTTATCGCCGAGGCAACGAGGGATGCCGCTGCCACAGCGGCTCGATCGACTGCTGATGCCCGGGCGGCTGTTGCGACCACCGCTGCTACCGGCGCCATGACGACCCTGACGAGGTCCGCTATGGCAGCGTCCGCAGCCTTGGCCCAAGTCGGGGGCGGCGACACCTTGACCAAGGTTGCGGCGACGGCGGTCGGTACGATCGTCAAGGGAGCGGCCTTCGGAGACACCTTTGGTGGCGTGGGCGCCTCTCCGGTGCTGTTCCCGATGGCGGGCGGCATGGGGTTGGCCTTCGAGGCAGGCCCCGAAGCTGTGCTGCCGCTCAAGCGGGGCCCTGATGGGCGTCTGGGTGTCGGCGGCAGTGGCGACGGCGGCGGCGTGCAGATCACCGTCATTGATCAGCGCTCTGGCGCGGCGGCCCCTGTCGAAACGAGCGAGAGCAAGGGCCCGGACGGGCGGCGCATGATCAGCATGCTCATCCGCGACGAAACCAGAAGCGCGTTGCGGGAGGGTGACATGGACGGCCCGATGCGAGACACCTACGGCCTCTCCCGTCAGATCGCGAGGCGCTAATGCCAAACCCGACATGGCCCGGCACCCTTCCGTCATACGTCCTGCAGCAGGGCTATGGGGAAGACCTACCCGATCAAGTCCTGCGCACGCCCATGGAGGGCGGCACGATGAAGTCGCGCCGTCGGTTCTCCGCCCGGTTTGACCAGATCGACATTCGGCTGATCATGTCGGCCGCGCAGGTCGCCACGTTCGAGACGTTCTATTTCACCACGCTCGACGGTGGTGTGGTGGTGTTCGACTGGACGCACCCCCGAAAACAGGTGGCTGCCACCATGCAGATCATCTCCAAGGTGAAGATTACTCCGGCTGACGGCGACAACTACTACGTCAACTTCAAGGTGGAGATTAAACCGTGACCGTTCGCACGCTTTCTGCGGCGGCGATCGCCAGCCTGACCGCTGAAAACACAGACGAGATTTGGCTGGTCTTGCTGGAGATCACTCACCCGTCGATGGTGACCCCTATTCGCGTCGTGAACGACAATCAGGACTGCACCTCGAACGGCGTGCTGTATCAGGGGCTGCCGTTCGACCTTGACCTCCCGGGCGACAGCGCGGAGGCGCCGGGCTTTGCATCTATCGCAATCCCGAACGTGGACCGGGCAATCGTGGCGGCCGGTCGTGAACTCTCCGGGCCCGCATCCTGCACCATCACGGTGGTGCTGGCGTCCCAACCCAACGTCATCGAGATTCAGTACCCCGGATTGACGATGCGGGAACTGAAATGGGATGCGTCCACGGTGCGAGGGCGTTTGATTTTCGAGTCGATCGTCACCGAGCCCTGCACGTTGACGATCACACCAGAGCGTTTCCCGGGCTTGTTTGCGGCCCTGCTGTCGATAGGCTTGACCGTGAGCCTTGCGGCGCCCCATTTGGGGGCATGACAGAAGCCGACGCTATCCGGGCAGCCACCAGCTACAACCCGCTCACCGGCGAGTTTTTGTGGGTGAAGTCGGTAGGCCGGGGCCGTCCGGGTTATGCTGTTGGCGGCAGGTGGGAAGACCCCGACGGGCGCAAACGCACGCAGTTCATGGGGAAGCGGTGCCAGATCGCCGTTCTGATCTGGCTTTACATGACCGGTGAGTGGCCCAAAGGTCAAGTCGATCACCTCAACCAAAATCCTGCAGACTGTCGCTGGTCCAACCTTCGTGACGTGCCGCGCAAGCAAAATCAGCAGAACGAACGACGCCCCCGCAAACAAAACACAACGGGGTATCTGGGCGTCCAGAAAACCCGGAACGGCAAGTTTGTCGGCGTCGTCTGGAGCAACGGCCGCCAGTACAAGACCCCGCGTTTCCCATCAGCAGCGGAGGCCCACGAGGCCTACGTTCTGATAAAGCGCCGTCTTCACGAAGGGTGCACGTTGTGACTATTCCTGCGTGGGTGGCCGATTATGTTGGTCTGCCGTATAGTATTGGGGGGCGCTCTAGGGATGGGCTCGATTGTTACGGTCTTTTTGAACTGATCTTCAACGAACAGTCCGGCCGCACCATCCCATCGTATGATGGCCCTGTTTGGGGCGGGGAGGGGGCTACAAGCCGCGACATTGGAAAAGCCTGCAGTGCGTTCGCCGAACGGTTCATGCCCGTGCTGCCCGGGCAGGAGCAGGTTTTCGACGGCATCATCATTCGCCTCTCCGGCCACCCCATGCACGTCGGCATGGTCGTCGGTGATGGACAGATGATTCATTCGATCAGGGGTGCAGACTCGTGCGTTGAGCGCTACCGTCCGTCGATGATGTGGGAGAACCGAATCGTGGGGTTCTACCGTCACGTCTGACGATGGGGGCCTTTATGGCTGATGGGGAACGGCTTGAGCCCATTGAGGGCGAGGTTCTGCCGCCGCTGACGGACGTGGTCCTGCAGTCGAGCCCCTTTGTCGCGCCCCGCGTTCTCCATGTCGGCTTCGGGTCAACGGTCGAGGATATCGTTCGATCGACTGGCGCTACGCCCGCCATGTCGGCCCACGTCCAAGTTTTCATCGACGACCAACAGATCGAGCCTGCCCTGTGGCACCTCGTGAAGCCCAAGCTGGGCGCGGTCGTCAATGTTCGATACCAGCTTCACGGCGGCGGCGGGGGCAAGGACACCCTGCGCGCGATCGCCATGATCGCTGTCATGGTCGTGGCCATGGCGGTTGCTGGACCGCTGGCTGGCATGGCCCTCGGTTTTCTGGCCCCGATCGGCGTCGGCGCTACCACCTTGGGAGTCGTCACGGGTCTTGCGCAGATAGCGGTCGCGACTGCTGGCATGATGCTGGTGCAGGCCCTTATCCCGCCGCCCGGTGCGAAAAATCAGTGGGGGTTCGATCAGGAACTAGGCAACCCCTACGGCCAGATCACCGGCCTCCGCAACCAGATGGCCCCCTATGGGCCCATCCCGCGCGTGCTGGGCAAGCGCCGGATGTACCCGATGCTGGCCGGGCGCCCCTACACCGAGACGCAAGGCAACGATCAGTACCTGCGCCTGCTGCTTCTGGTGGGACTGGGCCCGCTCAAGATCAGCGATATCAAGCTGGGCGAGACGCCGATCAGCGCCTACCCGGGCATCGAGATCGAGACGCGCGAGGGCTGGGTTGGCGATGCCGACGTGACTCTCTACCAGAAGGCCATCAAGGAGGACAGCTACGCTGTCGTGCTGGATGCGGCAGGCTCCACGACAACCAAGACCACCCGGCTCAACACCAAGGAAATCAGCGTCGAGATCGGCTTCCCGTCCGGCGTGAACCGGGTGGTCAAGGGTGAACTCCGTTTCCATGAGGTTTCGTTCACGGTCCAGTATCGTGTGGCGGGCTCCGGCGGGGCATGGATAAACGCCGATTGGCTTGAGCCCAGTTCTGAATACGGCACCCAGACCGACGGCGTGCTGTTCGTTCGCGACAAGACGCAGGCCGGTCTCCGGCGTTCTGGCCGCTGGACGGTTTCGCCGGGCCAATACGAGGTCAAGATCACACGCACCTCGCCGATCGAGCCGATGGGCGAGGTGGGCTTCGCTATCTTCACGACCCTGCGCTCGATCGTGGACGAGGAGTTTCTGCCGACTGACGGCATGGCCCTGATCGCACTGCGCATGAAGGCGTCTGGCCAGCTTAACGGCGTGCCGGACCAGATTAACTGCGTCGCGGAATCCTACCTGCCGGTCTACTCTCCGGGCCCCGGGACTTGGGCCTACCAGATCACCAGAAACCCGGCGTGGGCCTTTGCTGACCTGCTGCGCCGTCGCGGCACGGCCACCATCAATGCTGACAGCCGGATTGACCTCACCGCGATCGTGGACTGGGCCAACGCCTGCGCCAGCACGCCAGCCAACGGCCCGGCGCCCTACTGGACGTTCGATGGGGTTCTGGAGGGCGGCTCGATCTTCACCGCCCTGCGCACCGTTGCCAGCCACGGCCGGGCCAACTTCACGATCAGGGACGGAAAATACTCGGTCGTTCGCGACGTTGTGCAAACTGTCCCTGTTCAGCACATCAGCCCCCGGAACTCGTGGGGCTATGCTGGCAGCAAGGTTTTCGCCGAGATTCCGCATGCCCTTCGGGTCCGGTTCTCGAACGAGGACAAACTGTACGCGGATGACGAGGTCGTGGTCTATGCGCCGGGCTACAGCGCCGACGGTGCTGGCGCCACCGACCCTGCAGTCACCTTCGAGACGCTGGATATGCCCGGCATCTCCCGGGCGGCGCAGGCGTGGCGCGAGGGCATGTACCACTTCGCGGTTCTCCAGCTTCGGATGGAGACGCACACGGTCAGCATGGACGTGGAGAACCTGCGCTGCACGCTGGGCAGCCTCGTCCAGTTCAGCCACGACGCGATCAGTGTGGGGCTTGCCCATGGCCGCGTCACTGCGGTCACGATCTCCGGCCCGAACATCACCCACGTCGTGCTGGACTCGGAGGTGCAGTGCGACCCGGGTCAACTACTGGGCCTACGATGCCGCAAGGCCAACTTTGCGACTGCAGCCCTGCCGGTTGTGAACCCGGCCGGTGCCTCACCGGTTCTGACCGACACCCTGCAACTGGTCACGCCCGTCGCGATCGCCAGCGGGCCGGAAGTCGGCGACCTGTTCCAGTACGGAATCCGCGACCTCGAAACCGCGCCCATGATCGTCAAGCGCATCGCGCCGGGCCCTGATCTGACGGCGGTTCTGTCGCTCACGAACGCGCAGCCGGGCATCTGGACGGCCGATCAGGGCACTATCCCGGCCTTCAACAGCTACATCACCACGCCCCGGCCGTTCGAGCGGGCGCAGCCGCCCGTGCCCGTCATGCGGCTCACCAGCGACAGCAACACGGCCCGCTACACCGCCGACAGCACGATCATCGAGCGCATTGCGGTCTCTTTTGACGCTTGGCCATCTGCCGAGATTCCGGTGGAGACGGTCGAGGTGCAGTACCGCGATCTGGAGAGCCCCAACTTCACCCCGCTGCCGCGCCAGCCGCGCGACACGGCAGGGTTTTTCATCGACCCTGTCTATGCCGGTGCCGAGTACGAGGTCAGAGCCCGCTCGATCAGCCCCTACGGCCTCACCAGCGAGTGGGTGACGGCTCAGATTGAGGCGGCTGGCAAGACGGCCCCACCCGACGCTCCCACGTCCCTGACGGCCACCAACGGCGTCGGCGCGCAGGTGGGCAAGATTGTCCTGAACTGGGGGCTGCCGACCGATATCGACCTCTGGGCGACAGAGGTGTGGGCGGCCACCACGAACAACCGCGCGCTGGCCACACTGGTCGACTCGATTGCCGACCCCGGCAAGACCTACGAACACGCGCTGGCTGGCACTGTCAGCCGCTACTACTGGGTGCGCACGCGCGACCTGTCCGGCAACTATTCCACGGCGTATTTCCCGGCCGGGGCTACCTCCGGGGTGCTGGGGGAGACGCGCGCCGTCATCGCAGGCGATCTTGACACCACCCCTCCGGCCACGCCCGGCACCGTCACCATGTCGCAAGCGACAACGCTGAACACGGATGGCACCTCTGTCACCCTGATGACCGCTAACTGGCCCGATAACGCCGAGAGCGATCTGGACGGCTACCAAGTCGAGTGGTTGGAGGGCGGCACCTCTCTTGGGCGCTATCCGGTTTCCATCAGCCAAGACACCATCCGGGTTCGGTCTGGGGTCTCTTACCAAGTCCGCGTCTGGGCTGTCGATAAGCTGGGCAACGTCAGCACCGCCAACTCTACGGCGACCCTCGTAGCCACAGGCAAAACCACGTTGCCACCCGCAATCACTTCGGGTTCGGCGACTGCTATCGGGGGCCGCAGGGTTCGCGTGGTGCAGAAGCGCCCGGCGATGACCGACTACCTGCACACGCTGATCTACCGCAACACAAACGGTTTGAGCCCGGACGACGTTCCCCAGTCGGTTTACACGGTCGCGACTGACGAGGAGTTCGTTGACGTTAACGTCACGGTCGGCACCAACTACCGGTACTACGGTCGCACCGTCGATCGCACTGGGAACGAAGCGGCCACGGCCACCTTCCTCGGTAACGCCATTCCGGTGTTCGTGAGCGTGGCCGGTGGGGACGTTAGCAGCACGGACCCCGTGCTGGTCACCCAGTATGGCACCGCCCTGAACGTCCAGAACCAACAGGACTGGGCGACCTATACCGGGCGCACGACAACGCACCTTGCCAACGCCATCGACACCAACAGCTATCTGACCTCGGGCTTGAACACGCACTTCAACCCGGCCCAGATGATGAACGGCGCCGTGGGGACGCAGCTTGCTCGTGACCCCGAGTTCCATCTGGCTTGGCCTCCTGCAGACACCGGCATCTACAATAACGCGGGCGGCACCAAGGTCACGATCACCCGTGTCGCCGACGCGACGGCCCCGAACGCCTCCGGCTTCAAGCTGACGATTGCCTACGACGGCACGGGCACGCCAAACAGCAACCCGACACCGGGCTTTGGGGGTATTTATCAGGGCCTGCAGTACACGGGGGACGGCAACCCGTCGCGTCCGGGTCTGTACGCCAAGAACACGAAAATCCTCTACAAGATTTGGGCCAAAATCCCGGTCGGTCGCACCCTCGAAACTGCCGCTAACTCCTACGGAAACGAGGGCACTGTAACGTGGCTGACCTCTCAAGCGGGCACTGGAAACTGGGCGCTCTATGAACTGATCTATTACATCGGCACGACCGGCACGTTCTCCAGCATCGGCCACATGTATGTCGCCGGGGGCACTAACGTCGCTTTCTCGTGGGACATCGCCAAATACGAGCAGGTGGACATAACGTCTGGCGTCAGCGCTTTCACGGGCAATCTGCGTCGTGTGAACAACGGCGCGGCTCTTAGCGACACGCTGCTGGTGACTGGCGACGGCACGGCCGCCTTCGTCAACGGTCAGTCCCCGTGGGTGACCGACACCTCGATCACGCCCAGCACCGTCACCAACCGTACGCAGCGGCTGACCTCGGCCGGGCAGATCGACTTCGCCTACATCGAGGGTGCCACTCGGCCCAGCCCTTACGCAGGCACGAGCGGCGTCCTGACGCCTATCGGCTCGTTTTCTTCGGTGGTCGGCAACAGCGTCTTTAAGGCGACAGGCGGAACACACGGAACCTTTCAGGGGGGCGCTGTCGGGTCGCCGCAGCGTGGCTCCGCCTACATTCGCGGCAGCCTTCTTTCGGCGTCAGCGGGCGGCGGCTGGTACACGCAGTTTGCGCTCGATGACGACGCCACCAGCTTTGCTGCAGGCAACCTGAAATACTGGTGCCGCTACATCACCAACGGCGGTTCGGCAGGAACCGTTCAACTTTACAGCCAAAACGACACGCTTGTTGCCGCTGTTTCCACTCCGCTGATGTATCTCACTTCGCGCATGACGCTGGGCTACGACGGCTCGTCGGTGTTCGTGGACATTGACGGCATCCGATACTGCTCTGCACCTGCTCCGGCCGGGCTGACCCTGTGGCCCAAGGTCATCGACTTTTACAACTCGATCGACTCCGTTTTCCCGTCGGCCATCGTCGATATCCAATATGGCGCATGGACCGAGAATACGGTCTCGACAGTCACGCTGGTGCCCTACAACGCGGAGACCTCCGTCACCGGCAGCACGGCCACGAAGGTAGGGGGCTCGAACGGAGGCTGGGGCGCGGGCGTCTATTCGCGCGATCGCTTCACAGGGTCAGCCTACTGCGCGTTCCGCGTCGGAACCAGCGCCCAGCCCTATTTCATGGCGGGCCTCGCGTCCTCCGCCTTCGATGGCATCTACAGCACCATCAACTACTCGTGGTATGTGGAGGGCCTACCTGCAACCACCCCAATCCGCGCTTACGTTGGGGGCCACGGGATTGTGTGGGAAGGAGCCGCCGGAACTTGGGCCCTGACCGATGTTCTGACTATCGTTTACGACGGCGTGAGGACTCGGTGGTTCCAGAACGGTGTTTTGAGGGCCACCTACGCGGCAGCCGCTGGTCAGGTTCTCGGGTTCGCGGCTTCGCAGGTCTATATCGGAAACAACCTGATCGACATTCAGGTGGGCCCGGCGCTGCAGGTGCCACGCATCGGCCAGAACACCTTTGACGACAGCGATGGAACACTGGTCGGTCGCACCAATCTGATCACCTCACTGGGCACCGCGAACCTTGTGGTGAACCAGACTCGCTTTGCGACGGCGACCTCGCTCTCCACCGCTGATGCTGACATTGCCGCGCCATGGTCGGCGCTGGATAACCGCCCCGCCGTCACGCAAGGCGACAGCCTGACAGAAGACACGGCGATGGCCGACCCGGCGGCTTGGACTCTCAGCAATGCAGAGTTCCAAGCCATCGACCTGCCCCCAGCGGGCACCGCGATAAAGAATATCACCGGTCTTAGCGGTTTCTTCAGTGGTGCTCGTAGTGTGCCTGTTGACCGCACGAAAACCTATATGGTGGAAGGTTACGTCTATAGCTGGTCTTCGACTAGCGCCGTCTCGCATTGCTACGGCGGCGTTGCTCTTGAGACTGTAAATGGCACTAACATTAGTGGTGACGGAACCTACTGGCTCTATAACCCGGCAGCGGTGACTATCGCCCACAACGAGACCCAGTATTTTAGCGCGGTGTTCGGCGCGGGGACGGGGCGGCCAATCCCGACAAACGCCATGCGTATGAAGATCATCGGCTTCCCCAACTACGGAAACGTGGCGAACGCAAACCACTGGTTTTCGGGCTGGCGCATCGTTGAGGTGACGACCGTGGGCGGCAGCCTCCGGCGGGCGGACGGAACCGTCGCAACGGAGGCTGCCCTCGTCACCAGCTTGGGCACCGCAAACCTTGTGGTGAACCAAGGCCCGGGGGCCACGGCTCTCGCAAACCGCGTCCTGAACGATCGCTTCGAGGGTGGCGTCAAACTGGTTCAGCAGCCCGACGGCGGGCAGTTCAATGTCAGTTCCTCAAACCAAGTCGGCCAGCTTGAGATCGTTCTGCCGTTCGCTTGGAACGTGGCGAGCCCGATGATCACGTTCGACGTGGTTGTTCACGACTACACCACCGGGCGCACCAGCACCTACACGGTCGCCGGTCACCACTACAATACTGGGAGCGGCGGCTGGTGGGCGAACGTCACTGCAACATTCAACGGCCCCCGAGCCTTCTCTCGTCCGGTTAAGTTTGGTTATAACGCGGCAGGCAAGGCGACCGTCTGGATTGGGTCTGTCGGTGACCTCTGGCAGTATCCGAACGTCACCATTCGGAACGTGCAGATCGGCTACACCTCGCAATCGCTTGCATGGGAGAACGGCTGGTCCGTCTCGCTGAACAACACCGCCATCTCTGGCACTGCTGTCAACATGACGACGCCCTACTGGGTGCACATGGTCGGCGTTCCGCGCAGCGGCGATCAGGTCTTTGGTGAGGGCATCTATGAAGCCCCTCCGGGCAGCGGTCTTCCCGGTGACAATGTGATCGCCACGCGGGCCTCCCACCGGACCGATCAGGGCACCGCCCTGAACATCGTCAGCCAAGCGCCCACGGCGACCTCGTCTGATTTTGCCGTCGTGACGGGCGCAACTCGCCCGAGCGACAGGGCGACAAGCGACCTCTCTATGATCGCGGCTGACGCGCATGTGACCATCCAAGGAAACCGGATTGGCAAAGCGAGCGGCGGTTACACATGGACGACCGGCAGTGCGTATTCGCGCCAGTGGTATGTGGGCGGCGCCTCGGCCTCGGCTCGCCGTCTCCAGAGCGGCGGCCTCGCCGAGACGATGTTCGGCCTGTCGGACAGCTACACGCTGGGCGACGCGGGCTACATCCACATCGACTACGCCTTCTACTTGTTCTCAAGTTCAAGCCTGCCGCACATCCAGCTATACGAAGGTGGGGCTCCACAGGGGGCGGCCATCCTTGTGGCCATGGGCGATCTGTTTACGGTCACTTATGACGGGGTGAACGTCAGGTATTATCGGGAGTCGGCGGGGGTCTCGACGCTGTTGCGAACCGTTGCCACGACGGCATCCCGAGCGTTCAGGGTTCATGTCGCCACAACCGGCGCTGACAACATCAGTTCTGGGGTCGAAGACCTGCGGTTTACACCTTTCAACCGGGTGGCCCGCGTCGATGAACTCTGGTCAACCGACGGCGCCAGCCAGTACGCGGAGAATCTTATCAGGACGGCGGCTGGCACCGCGCTTAATGTCATCAATCAGGGCCCGCTGGCTACCTCCACGCTGACAGAGGTGAAGGTCCAAGGCCGCTACCTTGGCGAACACGCGGGCAACGCTGCCGCCGTCACGGCGGGCATCCAGAACGGTGACACCTACGTTGACACCTCGCTGACGCCCTACGGCTTCAAGGTGCAAAGCGGGGGTGTGATCAAAGAGGTCGACACCTCGGGACTCTTCAGGGGCTTTTCCACACAGGTGGATGTGAACAGCACCACCATGACCGACAAGGTGACGCTGAACCTTACGAACATTCAAGCCAACTCCTACATGGTGGTCTGGATGGCTATGGACGTTGAACTGACGCCCTCCCGCACCAGAAAGAGCGGCGGCTCGCCGGGTATCAATCCCGAGGGCACATGGGAGATCGTCGAGGACGCGACCGGCGGAAGCAGCAGCAAGATTCTCCTCTCTGGAACTTGGGAGGCTAACAGAATCGGCAGCGGTGGCGGTGCGGACAACATTGAAAGTTTCATCGTTGACGGTATCGGCGAGCCCAACAGTGACGTGAGCCGAAGCTGGCGCGTCCGGGCTGGCGGCTCGCGTACATGGAAGCTGCGCATGAAGACAAACTCCGGCGAGAACCTTCTGTCGGTTGGCTTGAATCTGCTCGTCCAAATCCAACGCAACCCCGCGTAACCACAATCATCTAGGAGACCACTAATGTTCGATCTTTCCCAAGGCCCCGTCGGCGCGATGAGCCGCTTCTACGACTGGGTGGTCGACCACGCCGCCCTGCTGTCGGAGCCCATCAAGGAAAAGATGCGCTACCTGAACCGCCTCGACGAGGCTGCCCGCGCCCACATTGAGGCGGTGGAGTATCTGTACCGGGCCTGTTCGGAGGACGAAGACCTGCCCGGCCGCGTCGAGGCCCTTTCGGTCATGGGCACGCTGGCCATGCACACCTACCAGATCAATCTGTGGGGCCGCGCGGGGCGCCACTACCAGATCGCGGCGTGGGCGGCAGGGCTGCTGGACGAGGAAGCTGGCGGCGTTGCCGGACCGGAACTGGACCCGGAGTTCGTCTTTGTCGCGGCAGAACCGGTGTCGCCCATCATGCCGAACCCTGCACCGCAGCCTGTCGCACCCTGATCTGGCGCTCACCTGTCAATGACAAGGCAAAACCGACGGCCGGTCATCGCCGTCTCGGGCATCACAGGCTCCGGGGCGTCGATGGCTGTGGCCTATTTGGTCAGGGAATACGGGTTCACCCCGCTCCACATGGCCACACCGGCCGAGCGCATGCTGCAGGCGGGCTTCGGCATCGACCCGGCCATCTTCACCACAGATGCCCAGAGAGAGCCGCTGGAGGGCCTGCCAGAGGGCTCCACGCCCATCGGGCTGCGCAATGGCCTCCTGCATGCGTGGGGGCGCTCCACGGTGCACGGAAGCCTATGGGCGAAGGCGTGGGGGCTGATGGTGGATGCCAGCGCCTCTGAACGCATCGTGGTCAAGGACGCTGACTACCCCAGTGAGGCCCGCGCGGTGCGCGATCGGGGCGGCGTCATTTGGCGCATCCATCGGCCCGGGCTGGAGCCCACGCGCGAGAGCGACCAGTATCGGCTACGAATCGAGCCCGACAGGACGATCATAAACCGGGGGGTTGACGCGCCGACGCTGTACCGGCTGCTGGACGTGGCCCTCGCCGATCTGGAGCGGTCGCTATGACGTGGAAAGAGTTTCTGGCCAACTTCGGCGCCGGTGCCGGTCGTGTCATCACCATGATGACCGGGCCGCGCCTGCAGCTTTGGGCCATGGTTCTCGGCGCCCCGGTGATGACGGCGCTGGTGTATGTCTGGGTGGACAGGGCCACGTCCATGCGCTGGCCTGTCGAACACCGGCTGGAGCAGATGCTGACGCTGCGCGAGGCCATCCGGTACGGCTTCTCCATCCTCGGCATGTTCGTGCTGGCTATCGCGGCCGGTCTGATTACCGGCGTCAAGCTGCAGGGCCCGGGCGGGTTTTCGGCCGAGATCGACACGGCAGATAGAACCTTGCCGGGCGACCCTATAGACGCCACGGTGCAGGGGAACCTGACGATCACGCCAGAGCCGCAGGAGAAGCCTAATGCCGGTTCTACCTAAGTGGGCAACAGGCTTGGTGGCCCGCCTCATCGGCCTCGCCCTCGTCCTGCTGCTGGCGTTTTTCGTCCTTGGCCGCGTCGGCTTGAAGTTCGACCCGTTTGGGTGGGGCGATCGAAAGCTGGAGGCGGCTCAAGGGCAGGCCGAGACAGCAACGCAGGACGCTGATGCCCGTGGGCTCGAAGTGCAGGGCCTGACGGCGCAGGCCGCCCGGGTGGACGCCTACACCCACGTCATCCTCGACGCCTCGGCCCTGCAGGCTGCTGCGTCCACCGAAGCCGGGAGAGCCCCTGATGCCCAAGACCCGTGGCCTGTTGAGCGTGCCGCTCGCCATCATGCTGTTGACGAGCGCCTGTGCGCACTCGCCCCCAGAACCTGTGCGTCCGCCCCGGCTGGAGATGCCACAAGCGGCCCGGCAGGCGTGCCATCTGGAGCGGTTGCCCCTGTTCCCGACAAATGAGGACGCGGACAACACTCTGATCGCCCGTGGTGTCGCCATTATCACCTGTGACGGCGCCCGCGATCTGGCCGTGCAGACGCACGACGCGGAACACGCGCTTGAGGACGAATGGCTACGTCTGCAGGCCGAGCGCCAGAAGACGTGGTGGCAGAAGCTGCTGCCCTAGCGCGTGATCGAAGCAGTCGGGTTTTCGATGATGCGCCAGAGCATCGCCCGGCGGCCGGAGCGGGTGACCCCAAACACCCCGGGCACGACCTCTACATAGCCTTTCTCCACCAAGTGGCGCAGGTTTCCACTTACGGCCTGATGCTCGCGCTTGATGGCGTCCTCCACGTTCTGGCACGTCCGGCCTCGCGCGCCGTGCTTTGTCAGTTCCGCCATGATGGCCCGGTCCAGCGTGGCGTTGGCCGGTATCATTGACTCCCATGCCGCGCGGCTGGTCTCTTTGTAGTTTTGCACAGGGCTACCCCTTTCTAAGATTGATGTTGTGGCCACTGGGAAGCCGCGAGACAGCCACCTGCAGGCCTTCGGCTGTCGCGGCTTCCGTCAGTGCGGCCAGCGCCTGTGCGGCCCTGTAGGAGGCTCCCAGCGCGTTGGGGGCCGCTCCCAGCAACCCGGCCGCCTTTATCAGTTTGTCCGGCGCCATGATGGTGTCACCAGCTTCGTGCCAGCGGATGGTGTTGACGCCGACGCCAAGGCCATCGGCCATCTCCTTTAGCGTCCAGCGCTTGGCGGTGCGGGCGTCCCTGAAAGCGGCGCCCAGCGCCACCTCCAGTTCACCGCGCGGAATAGGGACCGACGTTCCCATCAGTTTTCCAGCCCTTCAAGCGACAGTTCGACACCAAACGCGGTGACCAGCTTGTTGACGGCAGCCTCGGCGGCCTTGCCGCTGGCATAGACGGTGCGCAGGCGCGCGGCATGGCGATCGACCAGCCCCTGCTTCACCTCGGGCGCGTCGGCCAGTTTCTGCAGTTCCACGTCCAGCCACTGGAGGAACGGGGTGAACTTGGCGTTGTCGAAGGCTGCCTGAATCTCGTTAGGCAGGCCACTTGCTTCCTCCTGCGTAACCTCACTTGTGACCGGGTCGTGGGCGTCCTCGGTAAAATCGGCGTCCACCGGCTCCTGCACCTCCGGGGCCTTGTTGCCCTCGGTAAAGGCTTTCAGCTTACCCTTGACCGACTTGGGTGCGGCGATGGCCGGGACCGGCTCGTTGGTGACGATCACAATGTCCTGCGCCTCCTCGGCAATCATCAGGCCCTTGAGGGTGTCGGGGAAGCTGTCGCGAAGGCACCAGCCCCGGGCGCGCATCTGCAGCATGCGCGAGCGGTACTGCGTCCACGGTCCAGACTTGTTGAGCAGGCCTGCACCCTTGGCATCTTCGACTGTAAAGAATCGAACGGTGGGCGTCGCGCGGCTCTTGCGCTTCATCGTGGCTTTCCAGCCGGTCACCACTCCCTCGTTGTTGACGACAGGCTCCTCGGCGAAGTCCTCAACCTGCCCTGTGGCGTTGACGACCGCCAGCATGGCGTCGCCATACAGAGACGGGATTCCGTTCACCACCGCGATCGACTGCAGGGACTGGATGGGTTTCAGGCCCAGTTCAGCGCCCTGCATGATGCCGATGGCGATTTTGTTGGTGTCCAAGTCCTGATCTTCGGGGCGCCCGATGCGAGCGCCCGCGTGGTTTTTCGGCACGTCCTTGCGATAGCTGTTCGGGGCCCACCCGGCAGCGGCGATCGAGCCCGCCATCTTCATGGCGGCATCGAACGCATTGGCCGCGTCCATCAAGCTGGAGAACGCGGTGGGCGAGGTTTCCGCTGGCATGGCCAGAGCGGTAGAGGGGGCAGTATCGGTCATATCAGGCGGTTTCCTTGATGCGGGTGACGGTCATGCCGCCCCGGTAGGTTTTGGCATCGACGTTGTAGGAGACGGTCTTGGCCTCCCGGTGAATGGTGGGCCACGTCACGTTGGCGCTGTTGAACTTGGCCTTGTAGGCCGCGCCGACGTGCTGGCCGACGCGGCCCTTGAGTAGGTCCACCTGCTGCGTGACGAACTTGAGGTGATCACTCCAGCGCAGGTAGCGGCGCACGGCGCGATCGGCGTCCTCGGCCTCGGTGGTGGTGCCCGTCCAGTCCACCGGCGGGTTGTCGGTGTCCTTGGCGTCGCCGAAGGAATAGACCTCCTTCACCGTGCCAAAGTCAGCGTCCATGGGCTCGATACCGGCAGCAACGGCCGCCCAGAACGCGCGCACGGCCGTCTCGATCTTGTCGATCGTCGGCTGGTGCCGGGGCATCGAGCCCCGGCGCAGTTCGTTGCCGCCGACGCAGGCCAGAACCCATCCCCGGTCGGCCCCGGTGCAGGCGATCTGGTGCTGAATCTGCAGCACGATGGCCATGGGGAAGTCCACGATCTCGCCGGTGTCGTCGTCCAGCAGCCATTTGCGTTTGAACTGCAGCCCATCGACGTTTTTGATATCGACCGGCTCGACGCCCTTCTGGATGAAGTAGTCGAGGCTGGCACCGAACCCGTCGATCGACGGGTGGACGTGGTAGACCCTGCTTTTGAGCAGCTTCCAGTCGGGCCAGCGCCGGTTTGCCCATGCCGCGATGGCGGGCTCCATGAACTGCCCGGCCAGCACGCGCTCGACCTCCGACAGGTCATCCGGCGCGAGACGCCCGGCCTTCTCCATCCAGAGCCGGTAGCCGCTCTTGTAGGGCGACAGGCTGCCGAGGCATAGGCTGTCCTCGGGCACGGCCTCAAACAGGTGGCGGACGCGCTCAACCCCGTCGGCGTCGCGCCAGAGATTGAACAAGGCGGCCACGTCGGAGCCGCCAATGTGGCTGTCGCGTAGAGCGTGCCACTCGTCTTCGGTCTTGAACTTGATGTTTGCCATTGAAACTCTCGGTGAAGGGATAGCTTGAGCGGTGCATATCAAGCCACCAACAGGAACACCAGAAAAATATCAGGGCATCCACAAAACGCTCCCGGCTGTGGCTGTTAAGACTTTTCAGCTTGACGGTAAGGCGGACACGGGCCAGTCCCGAATCCAGCTTGGGAGCGAACGGTAAGCGGCATGAAAAGACTGGAACAAGACCTGCAAATCGGCGTCGTGGCATGGCTTCGTGCTGCGCTGATCGCACCTGCCCGCGTCTGGCATGTGCCGAACAATATGGGCGGCAGCGCCGTACAGGGCGGTATCTACAAGGCCATGGGGCTCACGAAGGGCGTCCACGATCTGCACTTCATCTGGCCTCGCGGAGACAACGTGGTGCGCTCCGGCTTTGGCACGATCGAGATGAAGCCGCCCGGCGGCGTCGGCGGCCTGTCGGCCGAGCAGGTGGCCTTCGGCGGCGACATGGCCGCGTGCGGCCACAACTGGGAAGTGGCCGAGTCTCTGGACGAGGTGCTGGATATCCTGACGCGGTGGGGTGTGCCGCTCCGCTCGCGCACCGAAACGGTCAAGTTTGCCTTCGGCAACGGCATTGCCCTCAAGCTAACGCCCGATCGGTGGGGCCGTCGATGACCGCTACTGCTCTGATCAATCTGGAGGCCGAACTGGACGTGCTTGGCGCGGCCATCTTCGACCCTACGATGCTCGACAGCATCGCCGACCTGAAACCTGCCCACTTCTACGAGCCGCTGCACGCGCGCATCTTTGAGGCCATCCGAGAGCGCGTGGCCGCCAATGAGGCGCCGGAGCCCTCGACACTGGCAAGCCTTTTTTCGACAGACCCGTCCTTTTTGCCAGAACATCCGGGCGGTCCGGCACCGAACATTCATCTGTTTTTCTTGTCTCTGGTGGAGAGGGCACCGCCAACGGCGTGGGCCATTACGGCCGCCAGCACCATCATAGACGCTGCCCAGCGACGCATGCTGGTGGAACTGGCCGGTGGGGTGAGGGATGGGGCCAACGACCCCACTGTTGCGGCCTACAGCACGCTCACGGCCACCTCTGGGGCCATCACAAGCATGATGCACGCCAGCGCGCCTGCCTCGATCACGATGGTGAGCGCTCTGGAGGCCGCCCGGGGCACGGTGGTGCGCCTCAACCACGAGAAGGACACCGGCAAAAAGAACGGGCGCCTGACAGGGCTGCGCTGCTTCGACCAGCGCCTGCACGGCATCCGGCCCGCCAAGCTGATCGTGGTCGCCGGTCGCCCGAGTATGGGCAAGACCTCGCTCGCTCGCGCGGCCGCGATCGGATGCGCCCGGCGGAACCCGGACGAGATCGTGGCCTACTACTGCGTCGAGATGGACCGGGAGGAGATGAGCGAGCGCACGCTGGCCCAGATCACCCGCGAGCGCGGCCACGGCATCCCCTATTTCGACATGCAGGGCGACGAACTCTCGCACTCCCAGCTTGATCGGCTGGCAGCGGCGGCCGAGGAAGTCCCGCCGAACTTCATACTGGACGACAGCAGCACCTTGTCGCTCGATCACGTCGTCCGGCGCAGCCACTCGCTGGCCAAAAAGGGCAAGCTGGCCGCCATTTTCATCGACTATATCCAGATCATGGAGATGCCGCGCGGCTTCAATAACAGCCGCAACGAGGCCATCGGCGAGATCACCAGCACCCTCAAGCGTCTGGCCAAAGACCTCGGGTGCGGCATCGTCGCCCTGTCGCAGCTTTCCCGGGACGTGGAGAAGCGAGAGGACAAGAGACCCCAGCTTTCCGATCTTCGCGACTCCGGCTCGATCGAGCAGGACGCCGACGTGGTGATGTTCCCGTACCGCGAAAGCTACTACCTCGAACGGCAGGGTTGCCCGAAGGACACCGACCCGCTGGTGTACGAGGCGCGCATTGAGACGATGAAAAACAAGATGGAGGTGATGACCGCAAAGTTCCGTGGCGGCGCCATCGGGAACGACATGCAGCGCTACAGCCCGGCGTTCGATATCGTCATCAATGAGGGAGAGCAGATCATGCCATGGGAGCCCGTCTCGTGAGCGCCCTGCCCTACTACAAGCGGTTTCCCCGGGACTTCCTCGACGGCACCATAGGCATGGACCTTGAGACGAAGGGCGCCTACGCCATCCTGCTGGACCTGATCTACTATCGGGGCGGGCTTCTGCAGGAGGATGACGGCTATATTGCCGGGCAGCTTGGCTGCAGCGTCCGCAAGTGGCGGGTAATCAAACTGGCGCTCCAGACGTGGCCGAACGCCAACGGGACCGTCGGTAAAATCACGATCAAATCCGGCTTCATCACGAACCCTCGCGCGGATTATCTCGGGGAAGAAACGAGAAAATACCGGGATAATCAGGCCGAAATCGCAGCGAAACCAAGGAAAAACAAAGGGATACCGCAGCCAAAAGTTAGCCATACAGACACAGATACAGAGAAGGAATCTACAAGAGTAGATTCCTCGCACGCGAAGGCGAAGCCGAAGGCTCGAAAGCCCGAGGTGGCCATCCCCGACGGCTTCCCCGATCTGCCCGCCCTGCAGGCCGCCAAGGTGCAGGTGGCCGACGCCGGTGCAGCCGTGAAGATCACCATGGAGGCCGAGCGCTTCCGCAACCACGCCATGACGAACGACCGGAGGGCCCGGGACTGGGCAGCCGCGTGGCGGAACTGGATTGTCATGGCGATCGAGAAGGCACCGCCTCTGTCGTCGGCCGGGCCGAAGCCCGACACCATCGACCGCTGGCCATCCCGTGTGCGGGAGTGGAAAGAGGACCAGAACTGGAACCGGGTGGACTGGGGCCCGCGTCCGGGCGAGCCGGGCTGCCTGTGCCCGCCGGAACTGCTGACGTGAGCGCCGGGCAAAAAGAGGCCCCGGCGAGCAAGCCCGCCGGGGCCAGAGTCCTTGGGAGGAAACGCCAGAGCCCTTGGGCTGCAGCGAGATCGTTATGGCTTGGCTTTTGCGCTCCGTCAACCCTTACGGTGCGCCGGGCCATCAAAGTCCATGGTGTCTTCGCGATCGGCCAGCCATTTGGCCTCGGCCTCGTCCAGATCGGCCATGGTGTCGCCGGGGAGCGGCGGGAAGGGCAGATCGTCGAACATGTCGTAGAGGCCCGACTGCAGGCTGCCGTAGCCGCCCTTGCGCCCCTTGGGCTGCTTGCGGCCCTTGCCGGTGGCCGTCGTCTGGTAGGGGCGGCCATGACCCCGGCTCTCCTGAAAATCGGCCATGGCCTGCCAGCACCGGACGTAAGCATCGTGCCGGTCGTTTTGCACCGTGGAGCCCTTGAAGTTGGGGTAGCGGATGCCTGCCACCTCGCGCTCGATCGCGGCGGCCACGTCATTGCGCGGCAGGTGGGCGCGGAAGGCGTAGTCTCTGTTCGGCAGGCAGATCACCTTGGCACCGGGAAAGACCCGCTCGATATCGCCCCGGGCGCGGGCTCGCACGTCGAGCGTGGGGCTCCGCGCGGACGGGCTGACGATCGACAGGAAGGCATTATTGAGCATCACCCACATGGGGCTTCTCCATGTGAAGGGGGAGGTGGCCCGGGCGGGATGCCCGGGCCGGTAGGCACGTCAGGCGGCGTCAAGCTGGGCAACTGTGCCCACGTCGAACTGCCGGGTTTCCTCGTTGTAGAGGCTGGCTCCGATCAGAACCCGGAGCCCGGCGATGAAGGCGCCGAGGCCGATCTTCCCGGCTTCCGAGCCGGAGAAGGTGGCCACCGTGTCGAACTCCGGGGCCAGCTTGCCGCTGTCCGGGTAGCGCGGGGCCGTGGTGATCGTCCAAGAGCCGCCAAGGTTCCGGTGACGGTAGAAGGTGGTGGTTTTCATCTTTTTTCTCCCAAGGCGGGACCGGCTGGCCCCGCATGAATAGCTAAACCATAGAACTGGACCGGTTGCAACAGAAAAACGCGGTCTGAAAGTCCAGCGCGAAAAGTGGGGCCCGGCGTGGAGCCGAGCCCCGTGGCCAACGCTTAGGCGGTCACCTTGTCGAGCATCTTGCCCGCCGTCACCTCCAGCGCCATCCGGGTTTCGTTCAGCGTCTGGCGCCGGGCCAGAGCGGTGACGGCCTGCGCATGGTCCCACACCGAGGTCGGGGCGTGGCCTTCCTCGGCCTCACCGATACCGATGAGCGCCATGGCCTGCTTGCGGCTGAACCCGAAGCCCTGCAGGAAGTCCACCCGCTCGTCGGTGTCCTTGCTGACGATGGCCGTCTTGGCGGCGTTGACGCCTGCGATCACCAGTTTGGAGTCGCCCTCGGCAAACGACTGCAGGGCAGGCGCGGCCTCGGCC